GTAATTGATTCATTCAGTGCTAATATTACTTCGGTTGCTGCATAGCGATATTTCTTTTCTAAGTAAGAAGTATCACCTTTGTGAGCCAATAATGCTTCTTTTAGGTTGTAATACCTTTGGTCAAAAACATCTAGTATGTCCCTTACATGTGATAATGATTGTAAATTATTCATCTTTCTAATTTTTAAAGTTTAATTTGTAGCCCACCGGAGACAAGTTCGAACTCCGGTATTGTACCACCAACAAGGTAGAGCTAAATAAATCTCATTGTTTTCTTGTTTAATACAGGATTGAAATTTTCAGTTTGCATTATTGGCATTATGATTGCAAATGTTTTTAATTCAGCAGGTTTATTAAACACTACTACTGCATTTGTTACATCAGTAATATACAATTCAAATAATCCTCTATGATAAGGATCACATGGGAAACAATGTGCCAAAATATTTAATAATTTGGAACTAATACCAATTGATTTTATTGGTTTGACCTTATTTAGATCTGGAATTATTTTCTCCCACTTAGGATATGTAAAATCTTCCTTTGACCAAGGGACTAAAATATGTTCAGATTCACACATTAATCCTTCTTCGGTGATTTTAACGTCTTTGTTCCATATTTTACTGAAGCCTTTGTGATGAATTGACTTTCCTTCTAATATTTCTTTTTCTTTTCCACGAAAAGGTAAATCATCCATATCAACAGCGATTAAAATATGTCCATCAGATGCAACAATTTTATTATTTTTAAAAATAATGTGATTCATTGCAGGTCGTAGAAAGTCATGATCGCAACACTGGTGTAATTTTAAATTGAATTTCATATAAGTTGTTTTAGTGTTAATAATTAATCTAAATGTTTATTAATTGATTGTAATCCGTTTAATTCAGCTTTGATATTCGTTTATAAAATCTTCAAAGTATTTTTCATCTTTCGTAAGTAGAATTATATCCATGTTCATTTTTGCATGATCTTTTATAGCCTCCAGGTAGTAAGTCATTTCTTTAGAATCATTATCTGGAGTATGTTTAGAAATAATATTTATAATATCTTCAAGCCCTTCAAAATATTGATAACTGTTTATTCTTATTTTCACTTTTTCCCAAAGCGAAGGAATAATTATCTTTATTATTTGCTCATTTGATTTAGGCAGTAAGTTAGCACGATATAATAAGTGCATTTGTTCTTTTGGGTTACCGGTTTCTTTTTCAATACAAGTCAACCAAACCCAATATAAAGCGTTCTGAAGATATGATCGTTTTTGAGTCACCCTCTTTAATTCAATTGTAGACTCCTGATCCAGCAATCGTTTAAAATACTCTATTGCCGATTGTCTTTTATATGTATTCTTTTTAAGATTGTACCTTGCCATGTCGTTATTTATATCGCCATTTAAAACCCGAGGCAGTTTTGTATTCACCCCTACACGCACTAGCTATGCATCCACTATGATAACCCAATTTTCTTTCTACATCTATCACCGAATCCCACTCCTTAATAATTTCGTTATTGAATTTATTTATTTGAAATAGTGGTTTACTATTTGGATTGTCTTTTCCGAATTTACCAAATCTAGATCCTTTATTTAATCCAGTATCATAAGCATGTTGATTATTTTCAGCACATGTACTCCATTCTAAATTGTCTATATAATTATTAGATTTAATGCCATCGATATGATTGCATTGTGTCTTATTGTATGGGTTTTTCTTAAATGCGATTAATACTAATCTATGCACAAGAAAGAGTTTCTTATTATGGTTTTTGTGTAATCCGACACGCAAATATCCATAGTTATTATGCGGTTTTAATATTCGTTCTTTTAGAAAATGATTATTACTACTAAATCTCGCTAATCTCTTAACGTTCCCATGATCGCTTACTTGATAATACTCCTTGTAGCCTTCGATATCTTTCCAAATTTCTTTTTCTTGCATAATATTTACATTTTTATACACATTATTAGAAGTAATGCAGCAGGAATGTGTAACCTCATTGAACGAGTTAATTAGACTCGACTGCAATACAAATATATTAAATAATCGCAAACGATCATCTACACGTTGAATATCTATTGCTGATTGTCGCTTGTAAGTATTCTTTGTTAGTTTGTATCGTGCCATTTTATTTAATCAGGTCTTCCAATTTCAATCCAATGACTTATATATTTGCTTATATCTTTACCGCTTTTATCAGAACCAAAAGTCCATATACTTCCAGCTTTAAAACACTTCCCATTAAACCATCTTTCGGAATGGTGTTCTTCATAAGCCTTTGAGTCTGGAAAATAGCATTCATAATACCCCCTGCGCTCTGGTAATTTAGTTATTGGTGTCCATTCTGTTGTGCAATTTTTAACTAAATGCATAGCTGTGCAAATAGCTTTTACATAACCAACATTGTAATCTCCTGTGTTGCCATTTGGTAATTCATGCTCTAATTTTAGAGCTTCAAGTTTTTCTATAATTTCTAATACTTTTTCTTTTTTCATCTTTTTATAATTTTAAAATAATAATTAAGAATCTCACGCTTCGCTTTAAGAATAAAATCTATTCGTCAAATATAAACTCCGTTTAGACGGGTTGTTATTTGCAATCTTTTTCTAATTCCTTTTTGAAATTATTACATATATCAAGTACGTAATTGATATTGTCTTCTTTATTATCAAATTCGACTCTTACTTCATCGTTTCCTGTTAGCGTTCTTTTTAGCACATTAACAAGATAATCTATAGAAAGACTACCATTAACACCAGCTAAATTGCAGTTGCTATCACTAGATTCGGTTTTATACCCTCGCACAACAACTCTTCTTTTTGATAAAATTCGATGTCTACCATTCGTGCGCTGAGCCATAAAAACCTGAACGCATTGCCACCCATCATTGCCTAATTCATTTACAATATCTATCCATTCATCTTCTTTTTCTTTTTCAATCCATATATATTTATATTCCCATTTTTCCATCGCACTTGTAATTTATAATTTAATTGTTATTCTTTTCGTCAACGCAATTTACTTCACTATCTTTAAATAGAAAAATTATTCTGTATGCTGTATAGCATGTTGTTTAAACTAGTCATAGACATATCTTTTTCTTTATACCCTTGCATACATCCTATGCAATTGATGTTTAACTGAATAAACCTGTAATTACTCGATAGTTTCGCCCCTTGCACCTAATTGTAAGGTGGTAGCTTTAATACAATCAACTACACTTTTACGAGAACTGGATTTTTTGGGTATGCAATTTCTCCAGTTAAATTTCATTACGCCACTTTTTTTATCCTTTCGGAACGGTAGAGCCATCTGAACACCGCTATATAACAAAACCCATCCAGAAATTAATCTGAACGGGTTTATATATGATGTTCCAGCCCTAACCTCTGTTAGAGAAAGAAATGAAAATACATTATTTATTCTTAACTGAAACATCATATAGCAAAAGTAGCACTTTTAATTTGGTTACGCAAAACTTTTAAGTAATTTGATTTCATTCAAAATTTCTTTCTTTGCTTCTTTTATCCGTTGCTGGATTATAGTTATCATTTCCTCATCGCGTTTAACAACAATATCAACCGCTGGTAAATATGGATGATAAGAGTTAAACACATTATACTCACGGCCAGAAACAAACAATTCAAATTGCATTTGCTTGTAATAGTTTGTAGGTACTTTCTGGCTTTTCAAATAACTTTTCTGAGTATTGAATATAGGGCATTTAGCTTGCCACAATCCATCTTCTCCTATCAATCCATCTGGAGAGCAAAGAACCCAATCATCCAATTCAATAACGCCAATTATAGCAATATCCCGGAATGTTCGCATTTCGTAATCATCCCTGGCTACCGGCTCTAATTCATGACCTCGTTCAGTAAATTGATTACCTTTAAATGTTTTACTTTCGGTTGGGTTCCCGGTCATTCTTTCCTCAACTATTCGATCGATTAATCCTGTGTAGCCTTTTGTTTTTTTATTCATCAAAAGCTCTGCGCAAGTTGAAGCACTGAATTTACCAACTTTTAAAGCAAACCACTCATCCGAATTTTGTTTTATGTCGAATCTATATTGTGGCATCTTTTAGCTTTTGTTCGTTGGTTGCTGAAATACTATATTTGCCTTTAATACTGTCAATCGTACCTTCGCCTTTTAAATAAACTATTGCAGCATCCCAAACCTTTTTATTCTCAGGTATTAGGTTTGGTTTTGCAAGTGTTGGTTTACTTGGTTTAATCCTTACACCACCAACAATATCACCTTTCATTTTTACATTTGGATCAATGTATAATTCAACAACTGTATTAGACCAATCTTCAACAAAAGGGCTTCCATTGTTAAAAGATTTCATTACCTTTGAATTGGTCGCATTTAATACTAATGGCTTGATAGGTTCTTTGAAATATGCAATGTTATGATCGCCTTTGCGACCTGCAACAGTTACGCCAAATTCTTGTTTAACGTGTTTGATTGTGAATACTAATCGTTTTTTTTCTTCGATTAAATCTTCCAAGTCGGCAACCCCTAAATGATCGCTCTTAAATACCTTTCTGTAATGAGTTTTGTTTTCCATAATTATAAAGTTTAATTAATATTCAATTTACGTACAGATAGGGAAGCAAATGGTGTTTCGTGTATTTCCAAAACATTTGCCTGGTTATCTTCTTTTTCCCTCATTGCTTTAACTAAATCATTTGCTTGCTTTTTAATTTCTTCGTCAGAATCAGCCCAAGCGTAAAAGTCTAATGTTATTGTATATCTCATAATTTATTCCTCCTCTACTTCAAAATAATTATCACAATCATGGCATTTCCGAATTTCAATACCACCTACACAATTAATATAAGTAGTTATGTCGCTCTCACATTCCGAGCAATCTGTTGATTCCGGCTCTTTATAAGACTCTACTGTTGATTCGTTAAATGTTCTGTGATAAGTCATTATTTTGTTTTTGATATTTCAAAGTAAGTAATAAAAGCTAACTATTTATATGTCGTAAAACACTTACGGACATGCTATAAAACATAGTTACCCACAATTAAGCGATTTTAGATATTCGCTTATGTGAAAGTCGTTCATAAATTCATAACTATTCTTATTCCAATGGTCTGCAAAATCGCTTAACAGTTCGCTATGCTGGGTAACAATAGCTAAATTTAAAAGTTTAACTAAGTCCTGTTTAAGATTTTTTAAATTGTCTGAATTTATTGTTAATACTACGTTTTCACCATCACTAATATACTCCTGTGTATTTTTTTTAAGTATTTCTACTATTTTATATTCTGTTATCATTTTATTTTATTTATCCATTAAACTTCAAAACTTAGCCAAACCGTCATTATCTTCTGATCTAATATTGGAATTTTCCTTAATCTTCAACCATTGGAAGAAAATAAAGGTTAGAAATGCTCCTACTGCGATAATGCAGAATATTAGTATTAGATATTCCATGAGTATTTAAATGTTTTGTATAACAAAAAGTGTCATTACATTTAAGTTATATACAATAAAATAAAAAAGCCATCACACATAAAACAATCGTGCTTATTATAATTATTAATAGCTTTTTGTTTTTACGTTTTTCAATATCATACATCATTTCGTAAAATATTGCCTTATTTTGGGCATCTGATAATTTAGCCATCTAATACAGTTTTATAGTTTATACATTTTACTTTTTCTTCTTTCAATATTCCTGGTATTTGTATTTGGTTACAAGTATCCTTTTTTATACAATATTCAATACCACATTTTTTATCGTATATTTCTGGATAATCTTCTGTATAATTATCTTCTCTTTTACCCTTAAAGTCTTTTAAATCTGCCATTTCTATTAAAGTCACCCCGTAGACTTATATCTTTAAAGTTAGTAATAATGTTGTTCACGTTAGATTCACTATTCTACATGGACGATTGCAAATTGGACATATCGTTCCTAATGCAAATTTTGGAGCAGGTTCGCAACACTTCGCTTCGCTATTGCTAACAAAGTGCATATTTAATTGCTTTTCCAACCATTCTACATAGTCATTGCTATAATACGTAGTTCCAATGTCGTGTATTTTACCAACATTGAAGCCAGTTTCTTCTTTATACTTTTCCTCTAAATCCATTTTTATTATTTTATTTTATTTGTAACTTATGCAACTAAACATGCACAGACCGTTAAATAACCGGAAACAACCAATTAATCAACTTTACAATAACAGGTATTCCTATTACTAAAAACAGAAATAGTATAATTGCTAAGATTAAATGTCGTTTAGTAACTGGTTCACGCTTTTGATTTTTCATTACTTCCAATCTTAATATTATCTAAAAATTTAAGTCTCCTATGAATCCATCTTATTTCTTCAATCCTTTTTAAGGATTCTTCGTCTAATAACCAACCGGATAAATCCAGGTCAACAAATGGGTTTGTTTTCATTTCAAAAAGCTTTAGTGTCCTACTGCGAAAACCGGCTTCAGTTACGATAGCCGGTTAGTAATCCCACAGAGCTTGCAGGAAACTGTGAGATGTTAATCATCCTTACAAGTATATTCCCATTCCCTAATATCTTCATCTTTTTTATCCTTATGCCACCAATTTTTAAAATTCATTTCTTGAAATTGGCTTAGACCAATTATTCCTACAAACTGCGCGCCCTCATGCTCTTCTTTAAATGAATAACTATTACATGGTTCGTATCCATTCAAATACCAATTACAAGTTCCTATACCGCCGCCCCAATGGTCTGAAACGCGATATATACTAATATCTTTAGTGCCAACTACATTGTCAGTGTAATATTTAGAACCATCTTTGCTCTCGCCTATTAACTTACACGCAGTATTTTCTGGATCAAAATCGAATTCCTCCCATACTGCGAAAGTGTAATCCCAAAAATTATCTATTGTTATCATTTTGCAAGTTTTTAAATTGTTTAACACGTTTGGGAATTAAATATTTAAGTTATTTACTACTACCTAGAAACTCTTTTGTAATATTCCTTAAATGAGTTGCCTTTAAGCTCATAAACCCTACCTTCTGAATTATGAAGTACTTTTACAAAATCATTCTGAATAGATTTGAATATATCAATTTCATTGTCATTTAATGTATATTCAATTGCGTTTAATTCATTTTCATTTTTGACGAAATTAAACTTAAATCTATCACCTTTACCAGTTTCTTTTTTTAAGTATTCCTCGGTACTACATGCAACTATAAAATAGTCCCTATCTGTATAATTTGAAGAACCTACACCCCTGCCAAATCTCAATGCAGTTTTTGAAACACATACCGAATAACATATTTTGTTATCATTTAATTCTTCAAAGATTGTTTTTACTATTATGAGAGTAAATCCATATTTCTTTTTATACTCACCTGGATTGTGTTCTTTGTCAATGATTAATGGATCTTTATCTTTTATTTTGATAATTATCTTACCATTAAAAGATTCTAACATTGATGTATCAACGCTTACTACATTTTTATTATAGATTTTCTTGTCTGTAATTTTAATAACTGTAATCATAATAATTAATTTTTAAGTTCAGTGTAAAATTATATGAGCTACAATAAACAAACAATGACTTTTATCATATTTTTGTTTTATTTAAGTGTTTATATTCTAATACCTAGAAATGTATCTTTTTGAGCTAAGGTTACACTAAATCTAAGGCTTAACCATATTCATCATTACTCTTGCGCCTTGCTCGAAAGCCATTTTTAAATGTAATTTCTCACTGTTATTAAATGTAGTCAAATCTATGCCTTTTGGTAGGTACTCGTTACATAGTTTAGTTACAAGTTTATCATTAAATTCAATCTTCATTAACCTTCCTGTTTTGCCAGTTTCATCACACATTGATTTAATCCATTTCTTGTTTGAATCTCTGCTTACTATTTTTCCACAAAGATTACATTTGTACTTATTATCCATTTTATTTTTTGTATTTTTAGTTAATATTTTCGTTCTTTGACATTTCTTTTTCTTTATACCCTTGCAAATTAATTCAAACTAATTAAACTATATAATTTTAGAGTATGTTGTATAGCATTCTTTGGTAATAGATTCAAGATTCAACTGGTGTGAAAAGTTAAGTCATCCCCTTCCCCTTATAAGAGAATAACTTAACTCACACCTATATTCTCAGTATAATGAGTTCTGAGTTCAACGTGGCTACAAAGGCTCATAAGTCGTAGAACGAACTACTTTGTATTTAAGTGAATGATTTAACATCTGCACGTTGTATCTGTTCTAAGTCTTTTTATACTGTATTCGATCATAACCAGTGTAATATGGTTATTGATTAACTGGAATTAAAAAAACATCTCTGAACACCTATATACAAAAAAAGCCCGTACGAGTAAGGCACGGGCGATATATAAGGTGAAATTAGCTCAACCGCTGTTGAGAAAATTTGAGTAAATACACTGATATGTCCAAATTCTAAATTCACCTTATTGCAAAGTAACGAAATTAATCAATCAAAAGCAAATTAAAATCCTAATAGTTGTTTTACAAATTCAAAAGTATCTATCTTTAAATGATATGAATTAATTAAAACAAATACACCAAACATAAATCCAATTATAGAATTAATCCAGTGTATAGCAACGTAGATATTATTATATCTAAAAGGTTTTGAAATTAAATTAATAAATCCTACGTTAAAAATTAGCATAGCTAAGAATAGTATCCAATTAAATGACAATACACCTACTATCATCCATACAAAAAATAACAATGAAGGTAATCCTTTTTTGATAAAAAGATCCTTATAATCTTCGGTGTATTCATCCCATTTCTTACCTTTGTGCTGCTTGTTTAATTTACGTATTTTCTTTGTTGCTTTAACATGCTTTTTAGGACTTATTATCCAATATATTTCATGCATGATAAAAAAGATTGTAATTAAGTGAAATAAGTGTTTCATAATTTTAAATGTTAAATTTTTAGTATGCCCCAAAACTAAATAAATCAATTCAAATTAGCATTAGGATAGGGTATGTTTAAAAACATAAAATAATTGTCATAAAGGTGTAAATATTCAGAATAATATATATACCTTTGTATGGATGAGCAAAAGACAATCTGATATCATATTAACCGATGGGAATGGGAAAGAGTATAAATACAGGAACTTAAAACATTGTTGTGAAAATAATGGATTTTCATGGTATTATTTGAAGCGTAGGAAATTGCCTCATCTATATCGGGGCCAGTATTGGATTAGAAGATTAACTTTAGAAAAATGATATGCAAGCAAATGAATTAAGAATCGGGAATTATTTTAATGACAGGGCAGGTAAATTATTGAAACTGGATTGGTGGGAATCAATAAATAAGGCATGTTGCAAGATGGAAATAGAAGGGAAAGAGGTTCATCCAATGACCGAATATGTTGAATCCTGTACTCCTATTCTATTAACAGAAGAATGGTTGGTGAAGTTTGGGTTTAAAAAAGTAAGAGAAAATACAAAACATTTTAAAGTTGATTTCTTTCACTATGAAAATGATGATTGTTGGATATATCTAATTCTGGATGGATTTGAATTAGAATTGAATACATCGGACGAAAGACATAATCTTGACAGAACATATAAATACGTTCACCAATTACAAAACCTATACTTCGCATTAACCGGAAAAGAATTGACTATTAAAAAATGACTGACACCACAAAAAAATGCTTTCTTCAATGCATAAATCATTGCTGAAATATGGCAAAATCGGCAACTTTAAAATAAATTTCACAAAAAAGTTTCCGAAATTATGAGATAGAGTGCTTATAATCAATGGTATGGGAATTTAAAAAACTGTAAAAGTTACCAAAAAAATAAATTACATGAAACTAAATCTTAAAAAATGAAAAGGGAAATTAAATTTAGAGGTGTATCAAGAAAAACTAATCTAATGTTTTATGGAATGTTAATGTATTCTGTTTCTGATTCAGGATTAGTAATTGTAGAAACAATTGATTGTCCACCAACGATGCAAGATCCGTGCGGAGATACCATTAATATGTATCACGGCATAATACACGAAACAGTAGGACAATTCACCGGACTTAAAGATAAGAATGGCAAAGAAATTTATGAAGGTGATATTGTTAGAATACTTTATACGGACTGGATGAGTAAGCCAGAAAAAGACAAAAGAACTCTTAATCAGTATCTTATTGATATAGCCAGAATAGGTACTATTGAGTATGATGAAGATAGATTTTGCATTGCTTTTAAAAGTGAAAAATATAGTGAAATTTATCATGATTCAATATTTGCTGGGAAACATGGATATATTGAAGTAATCGGCAACATCCATCAAGACAAAAACTTATTAAGCAAATAAAAATGAAAAAACTAATTACACTTTTACTTATTATCGCATCGTTTGGATGCAGCAACCAGAAACAAGTTGATCCAGTATTATTTAACTATGAATCTTATGAATCAACAAATAGTCGTTTGATTAGTGAACTGATGGACAGTATTGATAATGAAATCAATCTTCTAATTCCTAAAATGGAATTAATATGCAATGAAAGAGGGCATATTTATGAATTTTGTGAAACTGAATTATCAAGACTAAATGATGCAAAATATTTTAATAATAGAATTAGTTCATGGCGTAGGCTTAGTTCATTAGATATTCTTATGCCCCAAACAACATTAATTGATTATGATGGGTATTCAGTAATAGAAACTAAAACCGTAAAATCAAGTAAATGTTATAGGTGTGGATATATAAAAGAAAATATTACTGTTACATTTGATACAATTTACACAAAATCTGTCACGATTAAGAATCTAAACACTTTAAACAAATGAAACTACTACTTACACTTTTATTAATTCTGATTGTTATTGGATGCAATGACAAGAAATCAGAAACAGTTATATCAGAAGATAATAGAACTTTTACTTTTGATGTTGAATCTAATGAAAAAACAATATCTGGACAATTAGAAAATGAGGATGATTCAACTTATGTATTTTTTGTTGATACTTTTAATCATACACTTTCATTTGATTTAGAAGAAGATGTGCAATTAATAGAAGGGAAAGCATCAGATAGTATTTTTTATGCTAAACTTGATTCATCAAGAAAAGCATTTAAACTATGGTCATATTACCACGACAGATTTATGGATTTTAATGATTCAACATGGAAATATATGTATATTGATCTTAATAAAGTAGAATCCTACAAAGATTCAATGTTATATTATTTTGAAAAACAAAAACAGTTCAAATGAAAAAACTAATTACAATTGCAATTGGGGTTATTATTGGATTTTCATGTCCATTAATTGGATATGATAGCATATTTGGGAAGGTATCAGGAATTGACACAGAGACAGGAGTAGAAATAACCGGATTAAATACTTCTGAATTTAAATCAGGTTCCTTAGTTGTGTACGACTCTGAAAACTTTAAAACAAAATTAGCAAAAGCCGGAGAATCCTATGACAATGAGCAGGTAATTGCCATGGTTATATACCAACACCCCGACAGTGGAATAATTAAAATATTTACCAAGAGTCAGCGATGAAAACACTACTTACATTTTTAGCCATAGTATTAACTGTTCAATGCTTTGGACAAGTAGCTCAATTTGATGGACTGTCTGACAAAATACTTGATGTTGGTGGTTGTGATACTTGTGGCACTCTCGTAGGTATTATTGAAACACCCATAACAATAGAAGATATTGAAAGATGGGTAGAGCATTGTAAAAAAGATACTCTTGAAGCAATTCCATTTGAAGGTAAAGGATATAAATATACTTATAAGAAGGTGGTTAAATTTGATCCATTTAAATATTATTTTGTGAAAGACCCAAACGACATAGTAGGATTATTAAAATGGCTAAAACAAACAAAATGAAAATAAGAACCAAAAAAGGAATTGTTGATACTACTAAACAAATAGATGAATTTTCTAAAACAGTCAGGAGATTAGGCGATACTGCAAGTAAAGCAGCAAAGGCAGCAAATGGACTTAACCAGACGTTTTATCTTAACTGGAAGTCTGGTTTTATACCACAAACGCAGGCAGCGTTTTGGGCTATACAGGGAATAGTAATTATACTGGCTATTGCTGAAATAGTTTGGTATATGAATTGGGTTAATTGGATTTAATATGAAAATAGAAAAACTTTATAAACTGTCTCAATTTGTTGACTTTGTGAAATCATTAGAATTTGATCCCTATGATGGATATTCAATAGATGAATTTTTTGTAAATAATTTGAAGGTGATTCATCGTTATAATGAATTCCTTAAAGAGCCTATTAAAAAGGAAATGTTTGTTAATGAATTGGAGAAACCAAATGAAGATGATTTAACGTCACATAAGTTGCCAAAGTACTTGCTTACAGAAAATTATATTTACGATTTAGAATTATGGCAAGAAGCTGAAAGGAAAGTTATATTTAAAGAGAGTGAGTATTTAGAAGATGATAGAACGATTAATGTTGAATTTGGTATTAATTATCAGCTCTCTTATTGGAAAGACGATAATCCAACATTACATACATTAGCCGAAGCAACCAACGGAGAACTTGAACTTCAAAATGTAGAATTGTAAATAATAACTATATTTGCTAAATGGAACAGAAAGTCAATACATTGGTTTCCAAGTTTGCAACTCCTTCCATGCTCATTGCTTTGGCATCGGCTATTATTTGGCTAATAGTCGAAGTAAAGAAAGTTCCGGTAATAGATCAACGTCAAACTAAATGGATCGACCGGCAGAGCGAAATGCACAGAGAATACGACCAGTTTAAAGAAGAAGTGACAGAAAGGATTCACCAGGTTGAACTAAGCGTTAAAAACGAAGAAATCAAACGATTAGAATCTGAGGTTGAGTTTTATAAGAATAAATAAACTATATTTGTAATAGGTTTTTTCATAAGTTAAGTTTAGATTTAGTTGATTTACAAAGTGCGGTAATCACTAATCAGCCGCACTTTGTTTTAAAAAGTTCATTAAAATATAAATATTCCATATAGTAACCAATTAAGTATATGACGGTATACTGAAAAGTGGACTACCTTAATATCGAAAGAAATAAAAATAGTGCTTAATTTTATTTTTGACCGTGTTAAGGATGGGGTTCGATTCCCTGAGATGGAGCAAATTGTATGGCAGGGTGTAAATGTTGCGCTATGTGGAGTGTACATTAAGCATAGAATCGGGACAATAAATGCAACAGGATAGTCCCTACACCCTGCGATATTCTAAAGAAATGACAAAAGAAACTTACATACAGGAATTTGGATATATTATCTTCGATAGTGACGAGATAATTTTGAGGGTAAAAATGGAAGTTCTGTTTTTCATGGAAGTAATTTTTCGTGTTGATGAATTGCCTGGTTATATGTGGAACTAAAACTAAATAAAATGAAAAAACTAAAAAAGAAAATTGCTAAAATGGCTCTCGATTATATAGAGAAGCATGAAGGCAAAAATAATCAGGATCAACGAACATCGCTTGGATATTTAAAGGCAGCAATTGCATCATACAGAGCAATTAATGGTTTCAACATAAAAGATATTCTTACTGAAGAAGAACGTAAATTAACTATTCATTACATTGGAATAGGTAAACAAATGAGGCTGATTCGGGATGAAGAAAAATTAAATATTATTATTAAAAAATTAAATGGATGCAACTAACTAACTACATAGGAGTAAACATAATAGGGCAACCGATTTATATTAACCACTATTTTACTGAAACGAGATGAGAAAACATGCAGAATCTTGGAGAAAATCTATGTGCGATGCAAATAAAAGAATGAAAGGATATTATGCTGGTTTATTGAAGGATCATAACACTTCAAACGGCTTCTATTTTGATTTTAACGAAACAGATAATAACTTTGTACTATGAACTGTTCAAATCATAACTATCAAGGAATAGGAGAATGTAAAGAATCTCTAATGACTCCTAAAAAACGAAGCTCTATTAATTATCAACAAGGAGTGCAATATAAACGAATGTCAGAGGAAGCAAAAAGACTAAAACAACCATGGTCTTTTTTAAAGTTTGATATTTTATCAATATTGGCATTTCGTAAATTTGAGAATGAAAAATAGAACTATCAGAAACTAAAACTATTGTATAATGGAAGATAACATTAAAATATTAAATAATTGGACTGCAGTAGTTGGTGTTGATATCAGGAATCACGGAGTCAGTATATCGATCCATAAAGAAAATGGAGATAGATTCGCAGTTATTGGATTATTCCCGGAAGAGGCAATAGAAATAGCCAATTCTTTGATAAAACATGCAAAGAACTACTCCGGAGAAGTAAGAAACGGCATTGGATGTAAGTTTATTTACAAAGATGGCATTAGTCTTAATGATGCTATTTCAAGGGACATTGGAGAACTTGGAACGAAGGAACGCAATAAGTTTGAGCAGAAAGTTATTAAAGAAATAAAAGATTCATAATGAGTATAGTATTAATCATAAGCCTATTAATGAGTGCAGTGGCGATATTAGCCAATATAGCTTTGATAATCTCATTTAGGCGAAACAGAAAGGTAAAATTTAATGCACACACAGACAAACAAAAGACTGAACTAATTGAAAAAGAAAAAGCATTTCAATTAATAAGAAAAAAACAAATAAACGGAATGTATTTATGCATCCAGACTTTCAATATTGGAAGAATAGTAGTTTTAATCGGATTGATTATTTTAATTATATTTGCATAATGGCAGAGGAAAAGAAATATATAAAACCCGAATTAAAAAAATTGCTAACTCCTAAACAAGTAATATTTTGCCACCAATACATAATCGACTGGAATGGAACACGCTCATATAAAGCAGCTTATGTTGGATGCAAAAAAGATTCATCAGCTAGAGCAAATGCATCTATATTACTAACAAATACTAACATATGTAAATATATAGATTTGATAAAGGATGATTTCGAGGTAGAATCAGGGATAACTAAGCTTCGACAATTGAATGAATTATCTAAATTAGCTTATACTTCTATTGAAATGATTCACGATGATTGGATTGATTTAAAGAATTGGGAAGAGATAAAAAAAGATAATCCATTTATACTTGCAGCCGTTGAATCGATTGATACAAAAACAGAGGAAAGGACTATCGGAGATGATTGTGATTTGGAAGTAAAGTATGTTAAAGTAAAGTTCTTCAGTAAGATTCAGGCTATTGCTGAAATTAACAAAATGATGGGGTATAATGCCGCCGAAAAACATGATTTGTCAAACAAGGATGGGACATTACAATCTACAGGATTAGAAGGTAGGTCATTCGAAGAACTCTATCAGTTAAAGTATGGCAAAAAACCAGAATGAATTTCGATTCACTATTAAATATCGAATTATCTAAGCGTAAATTTTGGGAATTCTGCAATACATTAGAACCAGACTTTTATAAACCCGAAAGAATTCATTTAATAACTCTTTGTAATACTCTTGAATTATTCTATTTCGGCAAGCTATTAAAACCAAATGGTGAGCCATTTACTAAATTAATGATGCGATTGCCGCCACAATTTGGTAAATCCAGAACCCTTGTAAACTTCACTAAATGGGTATTAGGTCTAAACACAAAAGAGCGAATTATAACTGCTTCGCGCTCTGATTCACAAGCAACCGATTTTTCACGATATACAAGGGATGGAATCAATGAGGTTAAAAATCTTCCAGATCAAATAGTTTATTCAGATATATTTCCACACACAAAAATTAAACATGGTGATTCGGCTGTTCAGAAATGGGCGTTAGAAGGTGAGCATTTCAATTATCTGGGCGTTGGTGTATCTGGAGGTGTTACCGGTAAAGGAGCAACTTTAAGAATAATGGACGATGTCGTAAAAGATGCAGAACAAGCACTTAACGATACAGCAATGGAAAAGCTGTGGCGTTGGTTGTCTGGAACATTTTCTAGTAGGAATAGTGCCGAAGAAGGAGAAGTAAAAGAAATATTTTGCGCTACACTTTGGGGAGAAAGAGATCCACAAGCTATCCTTCAGGAAACCGAAGGCGATGAGTGGTATATTTTATCAATGCCAATTTATGATGCTGAAAAAGATGAAATGCTTTGTAGTGAAATGATGTCAAAGAAAGCATTTTTGAAATTGAAAAAAAGAATGTTTGTTGATTCCAATACTAAAATAATATTTTACGCCAATTACATGTGTGAAGCTATCGATGATAATGAAGCCAAAGTATTCCCCCGCAGTTCCATCAAACGATACAAACACATTCCAACCGAAATAATAGAAGAAAACGGCAAAGAAAGAGAAGTTATGCAAGGATGGACATTTGCTTGTGCAGATACAGCAGATGAAGGTTCTGATTATTTTGCAATGCCAATAATGCAAGTAATTGGTAATAATGTATATGTTTTCGATGCAATTTTTAATCAAAATAATTTAACACTTCAGGAAAGTGAAGTAATAAATATGTGTAAAATACATAAGATCAGAAGATTATTGATCGAAACAAATAATGCCGGTGCCTATTTCAAACGCCGGATGGAAAAGAAATTACCAGGCGTTGAAGTTTGGGGACAATGGGCTAAAGGAAACAAAATGGCTCGAATAATAAGTCAATCCGGTATTATTAAATATTACTTTTATTTTCCTGAGAATCCAAGTCCAACACTCGAAAGGTTTATGAATCAAATATTCAGGTTGTTAAAGACTTCAAAGAAAGAGGACGATGCAGGTGATGCAATAGCCGCCTCTTCTGCTCATTTGGAAACTCATTTTAATTTGTTCCAGTAAGAACACAAGTAATTAAATACTTATAATTACTTTTTCATAATAAGTATATTCTTATATTTGCACCGTATGGAGACAATCAAAGAAATAAAGAAGCAATTAGAAATAACAAATAAGGACATTGCTAAAATGTTCGGGTATAAAAATCTTTCATCTTATTCTAATGCATCCCGTAAAAAGCATATTGAGAACGGGATAGTTGAATTGTTTAAATTAAAAACCACTAATACAATATGTAAGGGATGCAATGAAGTTGAGGAATTAACCCACTGCAATAGCTGTGCCGGGAGGTATTAAATTTAACGATTAAAGAATGAGCAAAAAAAAGAAAAAACCAATTGACAAAGTCACTACCAAAAGACTTGATATTGTATTAAAAATGTGCGGAATTCATCTTGATTATAGACTCATTGATAGAATTATAGATGTTGTTGAACTTATTGAGAAAAAAGGAGGCAAAACAAGCCTGAAAGATACTTGTAAACTTCAAGAGGAATGGGAAAGGAATGATTTTCGAATAATTTGAAGTTTATACTGATATAAACGAATTGAAATAGTTAATTCACTTAAATAAATTAATAATTATGGGAAAAATTCAAAGTCACGTAGAATTATTGGGATTTCCAGCAAAAGACAAAGTTACTGGATTCTCAGGAGTATTAACATCTATTAGTCATGACTTGTATGGTTGCATACAGTTCATAATAACGCCAAAAGCAAGTGAAGGAAAGTATTTAGATGGATGTTGGTTCGATGCAAACAGAATTGAATTAACTGGCAATAAAAGAACAATGGAATTGCCTTCATTCAACACTCACTACGTATTAGAGTACGGGAAAGGAGCAGCGGATAAACCAATATCTTAAATCACTTAAAAAATGAATTTAAAGAGATGCTATAAAGTGTCTCTTTTTTATGTCATAAACTGTAAAGAAATCATACAATCGTAAAAACATTTTACAATTACGTAAATTTTTTATACATTTGTCCAAACACGATATTGAATGTTTGGCATAAATTCGTATTTAAATAATTGGGCTTACAACAGACTTTCGAGGCAAACTGCCTTTAATGTCAATCAATCAAGTACGCCTTTTTCATTAGATTATCTCGGAGACAAACCATCTTGGATAAGTTTATCAACTCCTGCAGACTTCGAAAAAGCAGTTCGATACAATCCAGTAGTTAAATCAGCTATTAATTTATTGGCAACATCAAGCAGTAATGGCAAAAAAGTAGCTATTGATGTAAAAACCGATGAAATAATTCCCTGGACTGAGAAAGATTTAGCAATTCAAAAAGCACACCAATTATTAGTTCGCCGCCCAAATCCAATACAATCATCAAAAGAATTTGCATTTCAAGGAACATTTTATCTTAAATCATTCGGCAATCGATACGTCAATACTGTTCTTCCTATTGGAATGGATAAAGTTATTGATTTGCTCAATGTCGAGGCTCTCTATAATTTACCAAGCCAATTTGTAGATGTGCGCAAAACCGGAAAATTATATAATCAAACTGAGTTAAAAGGAATCATAAGCAAATATGCCAGAACAAACGTAAATCCAATTGAGGAATATGAACCTGAATGGATATTACATTTTAATGAAGTTAATATTTCAAGCGAAGAACCTACTATAATGGGTATTTCTAAACTTGAAGTATTAAAGATGCCAATTACTAATACGCAAATGGCATTTGAGGCAATGAATACCATTTTAACGCATAGAGGAATGCAAGGTATTTTGTCACCTAAGAAAACTGATGGTATGGGTTCGCAAATTCCTTTGAGTGTTCCTGAGAAAAAAGAAGTTGACGAAACGTTTAAAAGAGATTATGGTTTATTGAATGGTCAGAATCCTTTTTTATTAACTCCAGTTGCTTTAGATTATTTCAAAACAGCAATGAATTCTGAAGAGCTCGGAATCTATAAGGAATTCTCAAATAATGCTATTCTTATAGGTAATGAATTTGGAGTGCCACCGGAATTAATTAAAACTTATATCCAAGGTGCAACTTATGAGAACCAGGTACAATCAGTAAGGAGGCTTTATCAAGATACTACTATTCCAATGGTGGCCGATGAAGATTTGTATTGGTCAGATAGGCTCGACACATATAAGTATGGATTCGAGATACAAACCCGATGGGATCACATACCAGCTTTACAACAGGCCAGAAAAGATGAAGCAATTGCGCTAAATCTAAAAGGAAGGACTGCAAAAGAGGCTTATACTGAAAATACTATTACAGTAAATGAATACCGTGAACTAATCGAAGAAAAAACGGTTGACGATGGCGATGTTTATAAACGTGAATGGGACAAGAAAAACGGAAACGATGGAGAAGATTAAAAGTAAAAAGTCAAAGTTCGATAAAAAAGAAATCGAAAAGCTTCGGGGAATGAAGCAAAAGAAAGTTGATACAAATGAATTAATTAAAAAATAACGTCATGGAATTATTTGACGAATCGAAATTTAAGACAAAATCTGATCTGATAGAATTTCTTGTAAAGAACAAGGAGAGTATTATGACTCAGAAAAAAGCAGAATTAAAGCACGCTGATTGTGTTTCTTTTGCTCCGGTAATTGTTCGCGATAAAGGTTCTGCTGAAAAAGCAAATGAACCTATTAATGTGGATAGCTTAACCGAATTAAAAGTTGTCGTTATTATTAATACTTCAAATTTGCTTGATGGACATGCAGATGTTCATATTCCTAATTTATGGAAAAAGAGTTTGAAAGAAAATAAAATGATAATGCATCTTCAGGAACATGCTATGAGATTTGAGAATATAATCTCAGATGCGAATAATCTAAAAGCATTCACACGTGATTTTACTTGGGCTGAATTAGGTTTTGATTTTGAAGGCAATACGCAAGCTTTAGTTTTTGAATCAACAATAGAACGTAAGCGAAATGAATTTATGCTCCTTCAATATGCTAATGGATATGTAAAAAACCATAGCGTTGGTATGAGGTATGTTCAATTAGTGTTTTGTGTAAATGATGATAATTTCGGAGCTGAATTTGAAGCATGGGAGAAATATTTTCCAATGATAGCCAATAAAGAAGCAGCAGAAGATAAAGGATTCTTTTGGGCTGTAAAAGAGGCTAAAGTAATTGAAGGTTCAGCGGTTCCATTAGGAAGTAATTGGGTAACACCAACACTAGATAATAATGCAAAACAGACGCCGTCAAAGGACACGTCAAAAAATAATGAGCCGGAGAAATCCACTCAAATAAATTACGAATATTTAACAGACAAATTTAGTATTAATTAAAAATTAGGTAAAATGTTTAAAAACAATTATCACAAGAGACATTTCTTTGCAATGTTGCAAATGATGTTAATGCCATTTATGGGATTCTTAACACGTAGCATTGTTGAAGATGGAGGCGGAGGTTCTGGAACTTCTGAGGGAGAAGAAAAACTCCTTGCAAAAATCAAGAAAGAGAACAAAGAACAATTGGATTCATTTAAAAGTGATTTCAAAAAATTGTCCGATGATGCCAGGAAAGGATTGATTGATGAAGAAACATTCAAGTCAAAACTGAAAGCAATTACTGACAAACTCGAAAAATTCGATGCTGAAAAATTCGAAAAATTCCAAGAATCTATTACTAAACTGGAAGGGATAGTAAAAGAACAAGGAACGAAAATGAAAGCAATTGGAGAGCCTGGAAGTTCTAAACAATCATCTGGATTACGTAAAGAAATTGAGGACATTCAAAAAACAGATGACTACAAAGATTTTGTTGATTCTAATGGTAAGAAAAAAGCATCATTTGAACTGAAAACTGTATCAATCACAGATGATTATACAGGAACTTCACTTGTTCATATTACCACTCGTGATCCACGGGTTGTAGATCATCCACAAGTTGTAAGACTTAATATCCGTGATTTGCTTACTGTTATGCCAACTGATTTACCTTACCTGGCATTTACAGAAGTGTACGATTGGGACAGGGCTGTTAGTGTAAATTCTGAAAATGGAACACTTGCAGAAAGTGCTTTCAAAGTTCGTGAATCAACTGTTGATGCAAAGAGAATCGGTACGTTTGTAACGATTTCTAAGCGAATGATTAAATCCGCGAAATGGGTATTGAATCATTTAATGCAACGTTTACCAGCTCAGGTTAAATATTATGAAGATTTCCAATTGCTATGGGGTGATGGTGCCGGTAATAATGTAACTGGTATTTTCAAAGTTGCAGATGATTTTGCAACTTTAATTAATACGGCAATTACCGGAGCAGCTGGATCTGTTACATCTATTGCAACTTATGATGGAGGTGATAAAACTCTTGTAACATTTACAGCGAATCAATTATTGAACAATGGGGATACTATCACATTTGCTGTAACTACCGGAGGTACTTACGATGGTGCGCATATTGCTAAAGTGATTAGTCCAACTCAATTCATAATTGAACAAGATTTTACGGCTGATGCCAACGTTCTTGCAAATTGGACATTTGTAGTTAACAGTCCATTTAAACTTGCAATAGAAGCGGCTCAACAAATTGATGTATTAAAAGTTGCTAAAACTTTAGTTACTCAACAAGAATATACTGCCAATGGTATTGTATTGAATCCTGTCGATGCTACATTGATAGAAACTTTGAAAGGTTCTGATGAACACTACATTGATGTTAAACGTCTTGAAAACGGTGTTCTTACTATTTCTGGTGTTCCCGTAGTTGAGACAACTGCAATGCCGGCCGGTAATTTTGCGGTTGGTGATTGGGCTATGGCTGCCGCTCTTCTTGAATTTTCTTCACTTGTACTTGAATTTTCTGAATCAACTGATGAGAAACTTGCAAATCAGGTTGTTGCAATTATACAGGAAGAAGTATTATTCCCAATTTACAATAAATATATGTTTGTTGTTGGAGATTTCACTACTGCAATCGAAGCAATTAATAAATTATAGGAGAATATCATGAAAAGAATATTATTCATAATTGCGTTATTCATTGGTGTAGCATCAATGGCGCAAGTAAGTAATGGATTTGTTGATTTTGCAGCTGATTCCACGTTGAATGCAGAGACTGTAAATTTTGTTATTACATCACCAAAAACTTTAACTAAAAATTATGCAGTAACTCTTAATTTAGTACCTGTTAATACTAGTGGAACTGCAACTGTAACGGCAATGCCCCAGGGATCTTCTGATAATTCTGTTTGGTTTGACTTGCAGGCATCTCCAGATACTGTCAATAATGCAGGAACGGTGGCTACTGTTAAATATGAATACCCCAATGCTTATTGGCATTATTATAGACAGTCATTAGTCAGTACTGGTACAGGGGTTACTCATTTCACAGGCGAGTTAGGATTAAAGAAAGTAAATTAGCATTATGGCTAAATTGACAATAATAGGAGATTACAAGCAATTGTCTATAATCGTAAAACAAAATCGTTTGCGAACAAAAAGACATGGGTTTAAAATCTCTTTAAATAAAGATAAAACTCAGGAGATTGAAAAATCTCCTGAGTTAACGGCAAAAGAAGTTGCTGAATTGATTGTCAAATGTGAAACTGTTGAAGATTTGAAAAAGTACGAAGCAGACACTAGGCAAGTAGTTAAAGCAGCTTACAATAAAAAGTTAAAAGAACTTGAATAATGAGTTTCATTGACGGGACATATTTCACAGGTAAGATTTTAATTCCCAATCTGACTTATGGTGCGCAAGGATCAGAGACATTCAGTCCTGATATTTTGCAAGCCATAGACCAATACGAAGAGGAAGTAGAAACTTTATTGTTAGGCTATACTCTACGCAAGGCTATGATTGATGATTTGGATGGTTCGGGAGATCCACAAACAACCAGGTTTATTAATTTGATTGACGGTTCAGAATTTCAACATACGTATGGTAATATTACGCAGACATTAAAGTGGAACGGTTTTAGAAATACTGAGAAACTTTCATTAAGCGCATATTATACGTTTTACAAATACGTTGAAAGAAATGTCACTAAAATGTCTGGTGTTGGGAATACCGATTTAAAAGCTGAAAATGCTGATAAAGTTTCACCTATTCGAAAAATGACCGATGCATGGTACGAGATGCGAAAACTATATGGTATAATTCCACCTTATGCAAGATGGAGCAAATCAGTAGAAGGAAGCAATTTGCCATGTACATTCAATGACTTACCAAGTGCTTATAACTTTCTCTTTGCAAATAAAGAAACTTATCCTGAGTGGATTTTTACACCTATCCAGGGAGTTAATATTTTTGGAGTATGACAGATTTTCGTTTTTTCCCACGTGTCTTTGGTGATGTCATGACGGCTGTTAGGGCTATTTATGATGAAGCTAATAACGTGTTACCAATTTATGAATTTGGTACTTATTTAGAGTTAACCAAAGTTCATAATTTAAAGGATCAGAACAATCTTACTAAATATCCTTTAGTTTGGCTGGTTTGGGAAGCGAATGAAAATACTGAGAATTGGACGACAACAGATACTTATGATTTAAGTCCAAGAATATTTATTTGCACACACACAAATAGTGACTATAGAAGCGAACAAAGATATTCAGAAAACTTTGAGGCGATTCTTTATCCTATTTGGGAATTGATAAAAACAGCAATGTATGACAATGTAAAAATTGATTTAGATTCTGTTAAAAATTTCAATAAATCAGATCATTTGTTTTGGGGTGATAAAATAGGAATTTCCAGAGATGGGAAATTGAAACAAAGCAACGTCTTTGTTGATACACTCGATGCAATTGAAATAAAATTCAATGAATTAATAATTTATAATAAATGTTAAAATATGAGTTGTTCAACATTTTTTTATTCAGGATTAGCGGCTTGTAAATCTTTTCGAGAAAAGGTTAACGGGGTAATAATTACTGATGTAGGAGTTACCATAGCTGAGGCAGATGCTAAAGTATTGGCTAACTGGCAGGCTATTTTGGCCGGCATATCTTCTCAGACTGGAATTTACGTTCCATTTGACAGAGGCTACCAAAATAATACTACCGAACCGGAAATTACTCAATCTAATTTGGGTTATTCCGAGAAAACATTTGACTTCCCACCTTTAATTAAAGGATTTGGAGATATGTCATATTGTGACTATAAAACTTTTTTTGATGCTGATAATCAGGACTTCGATGTTTTTTTAGTTTTGAAAGACGGCACAATTGAAGGCACTAAGCAACCGGATGGAACGCTTAAAGGATATCGTGGAAAGGTAATGGTAATGTACAATGCACCAAATGCCGACAATCTTCAAGAAAGTTATCCTATTGATATTTCATTCAGAGATGTAACCGAATGGAAACAGAATAGTACTCCGGTAACTACTGATTTTACTATTACAAATCTGAAAGATTCAGTTCCTAATGGATTGAATTTGTCGGTATCTGTGGCATGGGTTACAAATAACGTAACAGTAAAATTGCTTAAACGTTGTCAACCTGATGCTCCATATGTTTATACTGCTGCTGCACCTGCTGATTTCCCTATTTTGTCGGCTAAAAGTGACGTTAATCCGTCAATAAGTGCTGTTGATGATACAAATAAGGCGATTGGAATTTATGTACTTACAACATTGAATGCAGCCGATGATCTTACTATTAGGGCAGTCGATGATGATGCATCATTCCAGACTTATGTTTCACAACCTGAATTAATTGTAATTTAATATGAAAGTAGGTAAACGGTCGATAAACTTCTCGCGTGAAGTTATGGAATTAAGTCTGGCAGAATTTACTGCATGGTATAAAGCAACCGGAATAGGCAAGCGTCCAGGTGCTGAAAATGTAAAAGCTGAAGATATCCACAAGGAATTTAAGGCAGAATTAGCCAAATTGAAAAAATAATTAAGGGGGCTTTTATCGCCCCTTTTTTTAAACCGCAAAATCAATATGATAAGCTTTAAGAAGAAGGAAAAGAAAGAAGTCGAACCAATAACAGAATTAGAAGTTCAAGAGATTGAAAACCGGATAGTTTCAAAAAAGCTGAAAGTATTGACCGGAGTTCCAAGAGAAATAAGACAACAACTTTCAAGGATGAAAGAAGATGTTTTAAGAATCTGGGGAATTGATACTGTTTATGCTGCTGATATTCAAATAAAAATGTTTCAGGCAGTTGCTAATAGTGTTTTGACATTGGACTTATTGGATGTATTGATTCGTAAACATGGTGAATCAATGTCTAAAATGTCATTTGATCGTTTTTTAAAAAGAATGGCAAAAAGGGCTAAATCATATCAGAAAAAAGAAAATAAAGAATCTGATATACATCAAAATTTGAAAGACATAATTAGTGGGAAGGTTAAATGACATAACGCAAAGGCATAATGCATTTGTTCAAAATATGAACATTCATATTGCAGCGTCAATTGAATTGGTTTCCCCGCAATTGGTGAATATGAATAAGGCTCAAATGCTTGATTCTAAAGATTCAAAAGGAAAGTCGTTAATTCATAAAGATACTGGTTCTAAAAATCTCAGTTTATATTATTCAATTAAAACAAATAAACAAACGCCTAATTTATTCTTAGAAGGAACGTTTCAAAATGAAATGTTTTTAGATGTAAATGAAAACAACCTAACATATTTTGTTGATTCGCTTGATTTTAAGAGTGGAATATTAACAGATAATTATGGACTGGATATATTCGGAATTCCACGCAAAAGAAACGCAGAGGCAAAACGATTAACAGGAAAAGCTTTTGCAACACGATATAAAAGATTGGTACTGCAAAAATGATTAAAAATTATTGGGAAATAACGCTTCGAGATTGGGACATAATGGAAAAGACCGGTAATGTCTCACAATTCCGCAATTGGTGGAATGTATTACCAGCAGTATTATTCAATAAACAAATCGAAAAAGTAAGGGTAATACTTGTTAAAAAATTAAACGAAAACTACGAAGGTGATGAAGCGGAACAAATGGAATATGCAATTTGGAAGTTTGAAAGCCTGAATAATATAAACGGTATTAAAGCGGCATATCTTGGACTTATGACTGAGTTAAAGTATAAACCAGAGATTAATTCGTTAAAAAGATTTTATCAAAAATATACATGGCGGCGATTAAGACTGACAAAAAGTAAACATTCTGCAAAGTATATAGATGAAATCAAGAAATACACAGGGATAGAAATCAAAGAATACGAAGATATTGAGAAGGTCAGGAAATTATTAGAATTCAAAACTGATAAATATAATGAAAACTTCAAACCAAAAGAAACAGGGAAACAAGAAAAAATATATTTGATGGGATTTGCATTAGGTGTTTATTCTAAAATGAATATTGCCTGGAATCCTGCGCAAATAACCATTATTGAATTTATTGACGCTAAAAAAGAGGCTCTGAAAAAGCCTGTAAAAAAAGATAAGTAATGCCCGAAGTAGGTAACATATTTCCAAAAAATGCACCGGAGCAACTCAATAAGATGACTCAGGGGTTGAATAATACCAATGACGCTACTAATAAATTATTGGAAACTACTAGGCAATTGTCTGATTTATTAAAAGAAAGCAATATTACATTTGTCAAACTATCTGAAGCGCAAAAAAAAGCCGAAGGTGTATCTAAAGGATTGAATACTGTTGAACAACAATTATTTAAAACAGAACAACAATTAAAACAACTTGGCGATGAACGGCAAAAGCAAATTGCAGCCAATCAGATAGCGGCTCAGAAAAAAAGAAAAGATTTAAAAGATACTGCAAGATTAGAAGCCGCAAACACAAAAGAAGTCAAACAAAATATAATTGTTGTTAAAGCTCAGAATGGAGCATATAATGCAATAACTGCAGCATTAACTAAAAATATTGCAAAATGGAAAGCACTTCCTAAGCATTTAAGAGAAAATACAAAAGAAGGGCGAAATCTTGAAGCGGCTATTGTTAGGGATGAAAAAGCCTTGAAGAAATTAGATTCTCAAATTGGTCGTTCTCAAAGGCATGTAGGAAATTACAAACAGGCATTAAAAGGTGTTGCAACAAGTTTACTCGGTGCGTTTGGTGTTGTCGGCGGAGTTGCGATGTTTGCCAGGGTGATGAAGGATGCTTTTTCTACTCTTAGATCATTCACGAAGGAAAATGCTGTATTAGCTGGAGTTCTTGGTAAAACCAGAGATGAAATTACTGAATTAACGAATCAAGCGGTTCAATTAGGATCCGTTTATCCTATTACAGCATCCGAAGTTGTTAAATTACAGGTTTCTTTTGCTCGGTTAGGTTTCACAATGGGTGAGATTCAAAACCTTACAGAAGCTACGATACAGGGTTCTATTGCTTTGAATTCTGAATTAGATGCAACCGCTACTCTTGTAGGTGCAGTAGTTAAAGCTTATGCAAGTTTAGGCACTACTGATGCTGCTAAAATTATAGATCAATTAACAATCGCAACACAAAGGTCAAGTTTAAGTTTTTCAAGTTTAGAAACTGCATTACCAAAAGTTGCAGCTGCCGCAAGTGCTTTAAATGTTCCGTTATCGAAAACACTTTCATTGTTGTCGATAGCGCAAGATGCAACATTGGATGCCTCGGTTTCGGGTACTTCATTAAGAAATATTTTCCTTGAAATATCCAAAGAAGGAATAACATTAGAGGAAGCACTAGATCGAATTAATAACAGTTCAAATCGTTTATCTGCTGCTTATGATTTATTCGGTAAACGAGGGGCAATCGTAGGGCTTGCATTAGCCGATAATAAAGAAAAAGCTATTGAATTAACTGCTGAATATGAGAATGTAGGTAATGTTGCTGAAACAGTTGCTAAAGAGCAAATGGCAACTTTGGATGGATCTATTAAAAGTCTCGGCAGTTCATGGGAAAAACTCATTTTAGGATTTAGAGAGAGCGAAGGCGTATTATCAGGTGTTACTAATTTCTTTACTAACATATTAGATGGTATTACAAATGCTAATGCAGCAGTAGGTCCAACAGCAGGAATATTTTGGGCTACTCTATTTGGGCTTGATGATAAAGTTAGGAAAGAATCAAAAGCAAGAACAGATGAATTTCACAAAATAACACTAACAGAATTAAGAAAATTACTACAAGCCCAACAAGATTTAAGACAGGAAGCAAGAAAAGAGGATGATGATTTAGCAGAAAGATCAGCTACAAATGCTGTTATTAGAATACATCGCAGGATAGAAGAATTAGAAAAGTTAGAAAAAGATGCTGCGGCTAGAAAAGCATTAAAACGAACAGAGGCTGAAGTAGCCGAATTAGAAGCTGCTGAAAAGATTGCTGAAGAACGTAAAAAAGCAGAGAAAAAAGCCAATAAAGAAATTGAAGCCGAAAGGGAAAGGCATCGTAAGGAACTTAGGAAGTCAAATGAAAAGTTTGTTGAAGATGTAAGGAAAACTCAACGGAAAGGAGTATTTGATGAAGTCAAGGACAAAAAGGAAGCCGATGAGGAATTCCTTAAAGACAATTTAGATAAACTCAAAGAAAGATCAAAACAAGCATCTGACACATCTTCTGAGATATTAAAAAGAGAAGCTGACGACGAGGAAACAAGAAAATTAATTATAGATACTGGATTTGAAGCCGCTGGAATGATTTCAGATGCACTTTCTGAAAGGAAAATTGCCAATCTTCAAAAAGAGTTCGATGTATTAGAAATGCAAAAAGAGGCTGAACTTGCAAAAGAGAATTTAACAGCCGAAGAAAAACAAAAGATTGAAGAGAAGTTTGCAAAACAAGCTGCGGAACTTAAAACAAAACAGGCAAAAGCTGAGAAGAGGGGAGCATTGGCATCTGCAATAATAAATACTGCAAAGTCTGTTGTATCTCTTGGAATTATAACACCGGCAGCTATTTTGGCAGGAATACTAGGTGCTGTTCAAATTGGAATCATAGCAGCGCAACCGATACCTGAATTCGCTGAAGGAACTAAAGGAAAAGCAAACACACCTTCTGAATTTATTGCAGGAGAAGCCGGAAGAGAATTAATGACATTAAGAACAGGGCAAGTAATGATGGTTGATAAACCGACGCATTTTAAAGGTAATAAATATCAAGGTGCAACTATTAACCCAAATTCTGAGACTGAAAAAATAATGGCACAGGCAGATCGAACTAATAACATTTTCTTTGATACTGCTGAATTAAAGAGCGAAGGACGAAGAAATACACGACAAATAGTAAAAGCTATTGCAAGAGATAAATACAATCAAAATCAAGCTGTTTCAAACTCATATAAAAACAAATTTCTATAATGGGAAAATTCAGATACCACATAGAAAACGCAAACCTTCCAAATGAAGATGTAGATTCTCCTGATGGATGGAAGAATGACGAATCTGTTTTCCCACGGTCGCCTAAATATAATGGTATATTTAGGAAATTTTCAGCTAATGAATTAGTATTTAAAGGTACTGGAGCAGACTTTTTAAGGCGGATAAATAGCCAACTTGCTTTTGAATCTGCGGCTGATTTTTTAGTATATGAAGTAGACTATGAAACTTATACTGAATTTCTAAGGTTCAGAGGTAGTTTTAACTTTGTTGATTATAAAGCATTTGACGGAAACGAAGGAAGGAATGTCAAAATAATTGTAATTGATTCATCATTCTGGAACACAATCAAAAATGGCGAAAAGATAAGACCGCAATTAAGTAGATTAGAGGCATTGAATGGATTTCAGATTTCAGGATTTACCAACGAAGAAACATGGATAAAATTACCTAGTATCCCTGAAATATTAGTAGGTACACTAGAAGCCGATTCGTCACAATCAATATTAGGGAATCACTCATCTCCTTTAATATTATTATCGTCTAATGACGACAATGTTATAACAGTAGCCAATACAGGAGTGACGGATGGACAAGCAGGATCATTTTATATTTCAAGTGGAGTCAATTCGATTAAAATATCAGTAGGTTATGAAACTGATATAGACTTTGGAAGTGACAAGCCAGTTGTTGAGTTGAAATTAAAACGTTATAATTCATCTGACGTATTACAGGAAGAAGAAATATTGGCCACATTGCCAGGGGAATTGAATACAATAAAAACATTATATTTTTCTGGTGATAGGACTTTTACTCCAAATGACGGTGATTATTTTCTATTGACAGTTGAATCGAATAACATTTTTGAAGATTTTGACACGGTAACTCCTTACCTGGCACTTGTAACAACTGAGGCAAATGTAGATGAACTGCCTGATTTTAATATCTCAGGCATGTTAATTCATGAGGCATGGAGTAGGAACTTACAAATATTAACAGGAACAGACAAACCACTTTATTCTGAGTTATTAGGTAGGTTAAATTCTGAACCGCGTAGTTATTCTGCTGATGGTGATTTAAGCAAAATTCTGATTACAAGTGGTGAAAGGATTAGAGGTTTTTCAAGGGACGAATCACCTATTACATTAAGTCACGATGAAATATTTACCGCTGTTAATGCATTGAAGCCTATTTGTGCGCTTATTGAGGTTATTGATGGTGTAGATACATTGAGAGTTGAAGAAATAAAATATGCTTTTGACGATAGGATTATTTTAACAATCGATAATGCCTCGAATATAGAAGAGTCTTATATTTCCGAACGGATTTTTAATAAAATATCAGTAGGATATAGCAAAGCCTTATACGAAGAAAGAAATGGATTGAATGAATTTAATCAAAAATCTGAATTCAGTACACCGATAACAGTAGTTAACGAAGAGTATAATGTAGTATCTCCAATTAGAGCAGATAATAACGCAATTCAAAACGCAAGAGCAAAACCGAAATCAAGCTTTCCTACCGAAGATACTCGTTACGATAGTGATAATTTCTTCATTACATTAGTAACAGGAACAACATTATTATTAAATGGTAATTTTGAAAGTTGGACAGATGATAATACTCCTGATGATTGGATAACAACTGGAACTGTTTTAAGAAAAAACTTACTCGGTTCGAATAGATGTTATTATGAATCAGGAATATTAGGACAGGCATCAGTTAAGCAATCAGTTGTCGTTTCGTCTATTATTCAGATAGACTTTAAACTTAGTTATGAAAATATAGGTGCGACTGATATTAATGCTTTGTTTACGATGAAACTAACCAACGGAGGGCAAACATTTTACTTAAAAGCTGATGGTACATGGCTCGAAACTACTACTCAACAACTGAATTATTTTGTTACTAATTTTCCACCAACGGCAGAATCATCGTTACAATCATTCCAAACTTATTCATTATTAACAGAAAATATTCCAACAACAGGAACTATTGAATTATGGATTCCTGCAACAGTAGGATTTTTAGTAGATGATATTTATTTCGGCGAATCTCAATATTTAGCAAAAACAAACGAGGGATTCGATGTAATCGAAAATACACCTTTTGGAGAAAATTCATTCAATCTTGATATTACACCGGCAAGAAATTTACGCGAACATGGTCCGATACTTCGTGCCGGTCTTGAAAATAGGTTGAGTCAGTTTGTAAAATTCAATACATCCGAGAAAAACAGCACAACAATAACTAAAAAAACAACTGAATCAGTTGCAATAGCTGAAAATGAAGATGTGCTAGTTAATGATTTAGCCACTCCATTTTTTAAACCTAATGCAATTGACTTTAATTTAATCGTAGATAAATCTGTAGTTGATGTTTTAAATGAAACATTCACGAACGAGACAAAGCCTAATTATTTAGGTATTGTCAGATTTCGACAAAGCACAACCGAAGATTATAGATATGTTTGGTTATTGGATTTGAATACAGGTGGCGAAAGTAAATTAGGTAAAGTTTTAGGATTAGAAGTAAATACGGATTATATAACTCCTTTAATACAAATTAAATATGGCTGGCTTTATAATTGGTATGTAATAAGTGACATTAGGAAATTGACAAGTAGCGATAATTGGACAATACCAACAGATACTAAACTTAAAGCACTTGCAGATTATCTTGGTGCTGGTGGAGATTATATCAATAATTCGGTTGGTGGTAAATTAAAAGAAACGGGATTTATATATTGGCTATCTCCCAATACTGGTGCTACTAATGAATTTAGCTTTAATGGGAGAGGTGCTGGAGTTAGAACTTCCAATGGTGCATTTTCATCTATGCTTATTACCGGCCGTATATGGAGTTCAACAAGTATTGGGAATAATTCATGGTTATTTGTATTAAGCAATGATACAGATAAATTTTTGAGGACTGCATTCCCTAAAAAATATGGGCAATCTATTAGATTAATAAAAGATGCAACAGGTATTGCCGATGGAGTTACTGGTAGTTATACTGGTAATGATGGTACAAATTATAGAACAATAGTTATAAATGAAATAGAATGGTTGGCTGATAATCTTGCAGAGACAAAATATAGGAATGGTGATTGGATAACTGGATATGATGGAGGTACTTATACGCCTATCTCTGATGTAAATTGGGCAGCAAAAACAACAGAAGCTATGTGCGCTTATAATGATAAGGAAAGTAATGTTTTAATTTAGTAAATTTGCAATATGTTTATAATATCACCAGAAAGTTCATTTAGGTTTGCAATAAGAGATAGTCTTTTGCCAAATTATGACAATCAGCTTTATCAGGAAAGGGAACAGGCCGGATTGAAAATTATACCTAATCATTGTCAATTAGTAAATAACGGTGATGAAAGAACTATCCAGATAAGAACAGATTACGATGGTGCTATAACTGCTGTTTTGCGTGACAATTCAGATAATTCTACCGCAGTATTAACAGTAACAGAAAAAAAGACTTATACAAGTTTCTCAACTTATGAATTTACACATACTTTTAACGCAAACGGAAGTTTTTCAATTATAGTTAACGGTGCTGATTCAATTCAGGATGCAGTAGAATATGAAAGCGAATTGATTGATGTGGCAACGGAACACAAATATACTCTTTTAGTAAAGTTTTACAACGATACTAATACTGAGTTTGTAGATTATTCAACAGGTATTCAACATTTTATGAGAATTCCTTCAAGGATTCCAGATGGCGAAGATGAAACAGATCAGGATATTTACGACAAGCAAAATCAAAAGACAAAAACATACGCAGCTACTACTTTTAATGGTGAACTTACAACCGGAGAGTTACCGGAATATAAAAAACGACAATTAAGATTAGCAAGTAATTTATTTTTCTTTTTTGTAAATGATAAACAATACACTGTAACTGAATTAAGTTCAGAACGATTCGGGAAAAGTACTACACAGCAAATGACTTTAATTTGTGCAGAATATGTAACACCCGGAGTAAATGCAGATGATTCCGGTCAATCAGTAATACCAGAACCAGAAGATATGGAAAATACTTATCCAATAAATTTAGAAGGAGTTTCAGGAAGCCAACAATTAACAGTTGCAGCAAACTATTTACCTGAAATAATAATATTTGTGCTTAAAACAGGTACAAGCGGAACGGTAAAAGTAGGTGTTTCAATTGGTGGCGATGAAGTTTCAAGTCCAAAGCCTGTAACTACTGCAAGTCCTGTTTACACATTAGGGCGTGAATATTTAAAAAGTTTAGCTCAATATGAAAATTCGTTTATTCTATATTTTACAATTGTTGGAGTGGGCGTTACGGTTGATATAAATACGATAATCAGCAAATATAAATAAAATGAAAAAAATAATATTATTCATAGGGTTAATTCTTTTAATGTTCAATTTATTTGCTCAGAATGATGAGGTAGATGAATTGACAATAAGAGTAAAATTGATGCAATATATCAATAGTATTGAATCAGATTTAATCGTTCCGCAAACCGACGGGACGGCAAAACTGCACAATATTAGCGATGGATTGATTGATTCCGATGGGATTAATTTAGGGCAAATGATTGACACTGTTAATAAGTATTCATTTGTTCAGCCAATTGATTCATTGTTTTTAAATAGGGATGCAGTAACCACTGGACATAATCCTTACAAAGTTGATGTTGATACTACGAATGGTGCATTGAGAATGTATAACGATGAAGTCGACATTGCTATGCAGATGGGACAGGAATTATGGTTGAAAATTAAAAATAACAATGGTTCTACTTTCGATAATGGAATAATTGTGTATATAAGTGGAGGTGAAACAGGATTCCCAACGGTATCAGTAGCTCATAACAGGGATTTTGAAACAGTAGATGCAATAGGAATGTTAACGCATGATGTTGAAGCTGGAACATTTGGATTTTTAACAACTTATGGCACGGTAGGAGGCTTAGATACAAGCGGTGAAACACCTGGGGCAATAGTTTATGTAGATACTTTGACAGCAGGGAAAAATTGGACAACAACAATACCTGAATTTTCAAATTTTCAATATGAAATAGGTTTTATTCATACAGTAGATGCTGTTGAAGGGAAAATATTCATAAATCCTAAAGGACAGATTGATGATGTAATGCACAATATTAACAATGCAAATATTTTAGAGAATTTTGATTTCACAGAATCATCTAATGGAACTACAATAACAGGAACACTTGAAAGTTCGGACGGGAAAGACTATTTAACAGTTCGATGGAGTGATGGATTCGCAAAAATATCAGTTCCTTGCACAATTACAATTCCGGCTGGAACGGATCATAATTCACAAACAGCATATATTTATATACCAAAATCAACCGGAGTACTAACGTCAAGTACTTCTTATTTTCCAATTGGAACACAATACAAAACTATTGCAAAAACAGAAGCATGGAGCGCATTAAGAACACAGACAAACGGATTAAAAGGACTTCAGAATTATAATGATTTTATCGCAAGTACGGGATCATTGAGAGGCAGAATAGCTCAGATAGGAAACTGGCAACGATTAAGAAATTTAAAATATATCAATGGTTCAAACGGTACTGTAACTGTCAGACCCAATGGTGCTGCATCTGACACAGTTACATTTGGAGTTACTCAGGGTAATTGGTCACAGTCAAATGAACAGGTATTATTAGCAATGGATATGTTTACAGGTGATAGTATTTATGTATTAAATTACCCCGATCATCCAGACACAGCAATTATTGACTTGAATGAAATCTTAATTGATGCGACAGGAGCATCTTTAACTGGTCGATCATGGACATGGGTATTCTGGATAGTTCAAAATAAAACCGGACAACAATCTCACATGTATGTTAATTTACCCAATGGATCATATTCTAGTGGAGCAGAAGCCGAGGCAGATGTAAGCCAATTTAAAGTCACTGACATACCTTATGAAATGAGATCATATTCTGGATTTGTAACAGAAGTTGTAATGACTCATGCGAATCCTTCGGGTGGAACATGGACTGTTTACAGCACTACTAATATTCAAGGAAACGAACCTGGATATTCCGGCGGAGGTGGCGGAGATGGAGGTGGCGGAACATTTGATTCAGATACAGATACGCCGGCATCGAAAGCCGGAAGTTCAAATAAATTGGTTGGCGTTGATTTAGGAGAAGCAAATTTGGTATATAAAAGTGTAACTGTTGATGGAAGTGGAAACATGGATGTGTCAGGAGGTATCACAACTAATGGTGATACAGTTGCAACCCTAGCATCTAAAATAGTAGTTACAGTTGGTCAGGAAAATGCAGATTATATAACAAATGGAACAAATGATGAAGTAGAAATTAATCAGGCTATTGATTTCGTAAATGCGAAAGGAGGGGGTATTGTTTTTTTGAAAGAAGGTAGTTTTACATGTGTTGCAGATATTGTCATTAAGGATAATGTCACACTTGCCGGAGATTCAAAAAGCAGCCTAATCACTGGCAATATATCTACACCAACAGGATTTACGTCTAATCATACAATAAAAAATATTACACTAACAGGTGACTTAGATTTAACATTTACCAGAGAAGTATTAATAAGTGATATGACTATAACAGGTGATTTAAATTTTACAAATAGTGTTATTTCTACTGATATAAAATCAGTCTATTTAACAGGAGATCACAATATTGATGGTACAACAAATCCAATGACTCATAATTATTATTCTAATTTACAAATAAGGAATGGTAGGTTAATTGCGAACGGTATGTCCTCATGTAGTTTTGATGGACTTAAATTTATTGGCGACCCTGGGGCTGGAGTGGATGAAATATTGCAATTAAATGACGTAACTGTTTGTTCTGGAGATTTTCATTTTGATGGAATAACTCTTGATAAATATATTTATTCAGGAACAACAAGATTAAATAGATTTTATTATTCAACTTCGAACGATTTAACAGGAAGCGGAGATGTAAGTAATAATTTCATAGTACAGCAGACATCTGCAAGTGATTTTAATAAATTTATTGGTGATTATAAATTTGATGGTAATATAGGTCTTGGTACTGATGCTGTGTCTACATGGAAATTATTGATAAAAGGTGAATTTGGATGGTCTGCGGTAAATACGTCTGGAACTGGTGTATTCGAGATGTACTCAAATTTAGGAGAGATGCGATTATTGAATGGGACAAAAATAGTAGGACACAATCAACATTTAGAATTAACCGTAAATACACCTTCCAGCTTAGATGTAAATGTAAATACAGACTTGAATGTAGATTCTGCCTTGACAGTTGGCAAAACTATTGATGTAAATGAGAATAGTGCAACATCTGGTGTTACAATTGGGTCTAATCGTGGATTTATAAGCATTGGTGTTAATTCGATTGTTGATGACGGTGGTAATATGAAATTTAATGCTGTTAGACCAGCTTTATTTACTAATACAATAGCTTTCGCTCAAGGAACGCTCGGTTCTCATGGAGCTTTAAGAAGTGATATACTGGACGGGGGTGAAGAAGCTAAATTTTTAAGTGTAAATATCAATGATAATGCAAGTATAAGCTCTACTGGTGATTTTATATCAAGTGTAACAGCATCTATAACGGCTTCTACTACTCAATCACAGGGACAACAGGCGTTAACTTCTGCTATTAATGAAGTTTCTGTTGTTGCTAACGCAAATGACGTGGTGACAATGCCAACGGCAGTAGCAGGGCTTAGAGTTGTTGTAATTAATAATGGAGCAAATATTTTACAGATATTTCCTGCAAGTGGTGATAACTTAGGAGCAGGTGTGGATACTTCTGTTACTCTCGCTGCTGGGAGTAATGTTGAATACGTAAGTTACGATGTCACAAATTGGGAACAATTATAAATAATAAAAATGAATAAATTAATTTTAGCCTTAATAATTATCGCAGCTTCGGCAACTGCAAGTTTCGCACAGGATACAACTTTATTTGTACCAAATTATGGGATAGAGCTTGAAACCTATTCAGAGATAAAAATGTTTAATTCTGATACATTGAATCTTGATTATCATATCAAATTTATGTATCCTAAATTCACAGAAAAGGAAGTATATTTTTTTTACAACATTAAAACTTATAACGACAGTTTGCTTGTCAGGTCAAAAAATAATTATGTAATTGAATTGCCGTTAAATGCAATGGTTTCCGGGAAAAAGGTATATGAATGGCTAAATGATCTGTATAGCGTTCAGGATACGGCTATTCTAAAGGGACTGTCAGAAAAGTTGTATTACTATGATTTAATGCAAAAATGATTTAAACCTTTGAAATTTATTAAAAACATATTCAAATGACATTACCAGACGGAAAATATAAAGTAAAACATTGGGACGAATGGATTGAAGCTGAACTTCGAACTATTCCAGATGTGGAAGAAAAGATGTGGTACACGGTATCAGACAATGAATTAATATTCCCGGATGAAATCGGAGAAGAAATTTAACGACTTGAAAAAATAATTTATTAACTTTAACATAAAATTAGAATCATGAGCAAGAAAAAAGAAAAAGAGGTTAAAAAGCCTAAAAAAGAAGAGAAAGTAAAAGAACCGGAAGTTGGAACAAGAGATCATAGACCACCATCACCGGGAGGAGGAAAATAATGAGTAAGTATATTGGAATATGGTTATTATTGTGGTGCGTCATGAATTTTATATTTCATGCAATAGATTATAAGGCAGCTCCGGTTGCTTCATTGGTTTATTATTTAGCACATGGGATTATGGAAATAGGAATATTTCTGTTTGTATATTCCGCTATAAGCACAGGCAAGTTTAGGATATACCGTATCCCAATATACAAATCAAAGAGATTATTAAAAGTAGTATTAATTTATTCCACATGGTGCATATTAGTAGATGTTCTTATTTTTATGGAGATTGGGGCGCAGGATACAGCATTTTATGAAAGAATGGACATGGGAATATTAGGACTAGGTGGATTATGGGCGATTTTTGCATGAAATTTATAGCACAGATAGTTTCAGGAATTGTGTGGGTTGTTGGATTCATTCTTTCAGCCGTTGCAAAGCTATCACCAATTATAGATGATTCAATAAGTGCAATAGCCGGTCTAATAGGTATTGTTGCCGGTATTATATGGGTTTCAATTCTGTTAACCAAAAGAAAAACAGGTAAAATTGAATTAGAGATTAAAGAGATTAAACTGGAAAAATTGAAATCAAATGAAGAAAATTAAAGTATGTATCCATTGTTCTGCAACCCCTGAGAAAAGCCGTTTAACATTCGAACAGTGCAAGAAAATGCACATTGATAAAAATGGTTGGTCAGATATAGGATATAACCTTTACATCGAAAGAGATGGATCAATTCATCAAGGTAGACCATTTGGGACTCAATTGGCACACGCCAAAGGATATAATAAAGGATTTATTGCTATTTGCTATGAAGGTGGCTTGGATAACGATTTAAACCCTAAAGACACCCGGACTGATGCTCAGAAACAAGCCTTGATTGCTTGTAAATTATTCATTGAACGAATGTTTGATGTAACCGAATGGATGGGGCACCGCGATTTATCACCTGATTTAAATGGAGATGGAGTAATTATGCCAGATGAATGGATGAAGTCTTGTCCTGCCTTTAATGTACGGTCTGAATTTCCTTAACATGGATACAATAATAACAACATGCATTTTTCTTTTCTTATGGAGTGCCTATGAATTCTATCACAGTTATTTAGAATATGAAAAAGCTGATCCAAAAAAGTAACGGTTCTAAAACTCCTTCAGTTGCAATCGCATTTTTAGCTTTAAAGTTAATTATGAGATTAAAACCAGACTTGATTGATCTGGAAACAGAAGAAGCAATCGAAGTTGTTATCGCATTTCTATTCTCAGGTAGTTTGGGGCATAAATTAACGCGAAACTGGAAATTGATAAGGGATTATTCCAAAAGGAAACTAAAGCGTTTTAAATAAGCGTTAAAAAAGCCCGACAATTTGCCGAGCCTTTAATCAAAATTCAATTAATCTTCTGGATGCTATTCTTTTGATTTCGGATTCCGGGAATTGCTAAATTAAGGCGTCGCCGGATTATTTATTTTTAGCTTTATCCATATATCCCTGCAAGGACTCGTTTACTGTTTTTAAATGTTTGCAGCCATTCATTATCAGCACAACGATATTCATTTTCAAAGATCAATCAAAATTTCAAATAACTTTTGAGACTGCAATATACAAATAAATAAAATTGAAATCAAGTTGTTAAATATGCTTTTAAACATTGTTTTGCAAATTTAATAATTATACGTAAATTTGATTAATCAAAAATAAATATCATGGATGGAAAAGTTTGGACAAAAGAAACAACTCAATTAATTGTTGATTACCTATTTTTAAAATTTAAGGCAAAAGTTCCCTGGTTTTTAAAAGGAATAGCTAAAAAGATTCTTAAAACAATAATTCAATTTGCAAATGAATACGGCGATAAGGTTATTCCGGATAGAGTTGATCCGTTAATAAATACTGCAATCCAAAGCATTAATAATGGTAATTGGGATGCTGCTGGACAAGCAATAGGGGTGGCGGCAGATGAAATTATTACAATAAAAAGAATAAAAGGTCAGCATCAAACGAATGCTTTTATAGGTGTTGCAATGGCTTTAACAGACTTGCTTAAAAATACAATTGAGGCAAAAAGAAAATAGTTTATTTTCATAAGTTTAAGTTTAGTTAGATTTTGAAGCCGGGGTGTTGACTCCGGCTTTTTTATTTAAAATGGACAATACGCTTTATTTTTACTTTCTTTTATTTCTTTCCAATCGCGGAGAATCTTTTCTTTTACTGCCTGCCTAATAAATTGATTCACATCTACACCATAGTTTTTAAGTGTTATTAAGGATTCTTTTTGAATCTGAGTAAAACCCACATGCTTTTTATAAGTATATTGTAAATCAATAGGTTTAGCCATTATAGATATGAATTAGTTGTTGATATAAACAAGTTATAAACAAATAAATTTTTACTATCTTTGTTTGTAAATTAATACATTTAATTATGAACAGAGATATTATCGACTGGTAACCTTTTTGTAAAAATTTCTCAATTTACAACAAAGTGCAATAAACAATAATTAAAATTGCCTACGCACCTTTCCGTTCTATATGTTCCTTAATAAGTCCAGCTGCTTCATAATTTTCATTTTGAATTTGTGTATCCATTATTAATTGGAGAGTTTCAATATCCCACACTCGCAGAAAGGCATTCCAATTATTGCACGTTACCTTCACATCAACTTCTTCTCCGAATGTATCGAACTCTTTTAAATAAACTACTCTTTTTCCCATCGCTCAAATAATTTTAATTAAAGTTCATGCACAGAACGTTGCAATCAGTTTGCTTTATAAATCTTTAGGCAGCTAGGGCAAAATGGTCTACCATCATTAAATAATTGAAGCGGTGTTTTACAGGTTTCGCAAACCGCCACTTCGTTATTGCTAACACTAAATAAACCCAAATTTTTAACTATCTCAGTTGCTAATTTTGGTATATCATTGTAACTAATTAGTCCTTGGTTGTGCATTGTTGCTGTTGTGTATTCAGTTACTTTATCGGCTACTTTATCAATCTTTTCTTGTTCTGTCATGTTCGTAGTTATTTATCCGTTAAAAATCAGTGTTTATTATTTACGTTAGCGGTAATTGTTGGCTACATTTGTTAAACTATCCGCTTTCTTACTATATTCAATCGCCTTTAACACTAATGAATCCTTTTTGTGTTTATTTCTCTCAAATACAGCGATAGTGGCTTGCTTATAGCACCACGATGCTTCTATGCTATAATAGGATGCTTCTCTGTATAATTTACTGCGGTCTATTTTAGGATTGTTTTTTGGTTTGTTATTGCATCCAAAAACAACTACCGCTAACAAAATATAAATTGCAAAATGTATTCTTTTAATTAAGTTTTTCATTGTATTCTATTTTTAGTTGTTAAATCAAATTCTCTGCGTGCTGCCAAAATTTCGACAACTTATATAAATCGTTTTATCGAATTACCTCCACTCGTGTATTGTTCTCAGCCTTTTCTAAAATAGAAATAGCTTTCTCGAAATTATCAATCCTTTTTGATATGATACCAACCATTTTTACGTTATCTCTCTTTTCATATTTCGCCTTAAATCTATAGCTCTTATGAAGGTCATCCATCAAATAATAAATTACATCTTCCATAATATTTCTTTTTTATAAAATTCTTTCACAATTCTCAAGCTCCGTTTACAGCCAACCGTTAGCTTTAATATTAAAATTCCTTTGCTAACAGCACTTGAATGCTTCTGGGAGATTTATATCCAAGTATTTTCATTATTTCTCTGATACTATATCCTTTATTCTTTAGCTGCTTAGCTATTTCTGACTTTTCTGAAATATTTTTTTGCTTTAAATTTGGAGGCGGAATTTTAAGAAAAAAGCTAACATCAGGTATAGTAAATAATTTTACTAACTCCTGTGCTACTTTATAAAATTCATTACTCCAAATTACATGTCCCTTATTACCGTTTTCGCTCGTTTCAAATACTGATTTTTCTTTAAGAAAGTTTAGTATTTCTATTGTTTTTTTATCCATGTCCGTGCTTTTAATCCGTAAAATAAAATGCCATACCAACACCGTTGTAAACAAACTAACTCGCTAAGAAGCTCGTTTATTTCTCCGCTTTACTAATTGAAAACTCGCTCATCCATTAAGCAAAGCCCTATTATAAATAAAATTATCAGTACTATTAATATTATCATCCTTTAATTTTTAATTAGCTTCACTTCTTTTATGCTGTTCGTAGATTTGATTCATATTACAATAGTACTTTCAAAATTATCATAGCCATCATTGTCCCTGCAACCATAACAAGGTTCTACGTATTTACTTACTTGTTGATGTTTACAAGTACTACAGTCCCTTGCTGCATCCAATAAATCTTTGTCAGGTGTAGCAGCTAATTTTAGCATTCTAAGTATAAGTCCATCTTCCGGCAATTCTATCCCTAAAATTGCTGAATTGTCTATTAATGTTCTTTTTGCTTTTTGATAATTTGTTTCCATTTCACAATAGTTTTAATTGATCCTCTTCACTCAATTTCGACAATACAAATCCTCTCTGCATCCTAAATTCCTTACATGCCATCAATATCGTTTGGATATTAAACTTACCATAGAATATCCCGTAGTCACCTTTAAGTAATCGTTTAAAGAAAAGAGAGAATTCAGAAATGTTAATCATATATAATTCTTCTAAAATCAAAACAGAAGTGGTTCCAGCCTGTTCCGGGCTTATTTGGAAATCCATTTTACTGGACAAAACAACTAACCAAGATGCAATCCAATTGGAAATATTTTTATCACCATAGCAATCTGAAAGTTCTCTCAGTTTAACCGTGTTTGACATTAGCCCTTCGTAATTCGTCTTGATAGCGATATATTTATTAGCACAATAGTCCATGTTAAATTGCACCGCAAAATCTTTAGCTGTCTCAAAACGGTTTAAAACGGCTTCTGAACGTTTATTCAAATCCGTTTTGGATTTGCTCAATTGTGCGTTTCGTGGTATCACTTTCAAAGCCTCCCCTGTTATTTGATTTATTTTTTTCATTTGAACTGAATTTATTTTCATTTTTTTTCCAAGTGGACAATCTTCTTGTAATACTAAAACTAGTCTGTTTCTCAAATCTCATCTTTCGGTCACTTTCACCATGTTCTGTCCAATAAGCATAAAACTCATTAAGAATATCCTTGCCATATTTTTCTAAATGAGGGAGTAAGGATTTTTTAAAATCCGATTTTCTGTCATCTATACTCTTTTTTTTAACAGTTACAGTATCACTTACACTATCATTAACACTAACAGTTGACGCTTGTTGAGTTTCGTTCAACGGTCGTTCAATGGTCGTTGACGGATGCTTTCTTTTTTCAGCACTTATTCTACCGGCTTCAACTCTTTGTTGATGTTGTTTTTCCCACTTCTTTAAATCTCTTTTAAGAGTTTGCCGTATATTGGCGAATACAGCATTAATTAAAATATCATCAGTTTGTGGATTTTCGTCATTGACGTATGCAAATATGTGCTTTATTAATTGACCAGCTTTATCATCAGGAAGAGAATCAAATGTCTCCTTCCAATCTATGTAGGCGATAAATGATTTTTTATTTTCTGCCATGATTAATCGTAATAAACATTCGTTAATTGTTTTTTATTATTCTCAATATGCCATAAATTAGGCTTAGAAGATGATATTTTTAAATCTTCAACTTTACCGAATCTTTTATAGTTTTCACAAAGATCAATAACCCATGCAGATTCTTTATTTTCATGTGGTCTTATTCCACGTCCAATCATTTGATAATATAATGCAAGTGATCTCGTAGGTCTTGCTAAAACGATGGTAGATAGTTCTGGAAAATCAAATCCGGTGGTTAATACTCCAACGTTTAACATTACTCTTATTTGTCCTGTTTTAAAATTACTAAGAAGTGTTTCTCGTTCTTTTTTTGGTGTTTTACCAGTTACTATTTCAGCTAATCCATTCATTTGATCCACTACAAATTGAGCCTCTTCTATAAATCTAGTAAACACTAATATATTTTGACGTTCAGAAACAATTAAGCGTGAAATTATTTCAATTAACTTGTTTGGGAATTTAATAGCATTATAATGGTTTTTTACTGAACTGTCTGTATAATCTGCACCTGTGGTATTTAATTGTAATTGATTTGTGTCAACTGCTTTTATTTGGTAGTAATCAATTTTGCTCAAATAGCCTCTTTCTAATAAATCGGATATCTGACTATAATAAATAAGATCAACAAAAACACGTGGTCTTGTGCGTGTTAAAAATTTAAGTATAGAGCCGCCCCATCCATCAGTAGTTAAACGATAAGGTGTTGCTGTTAATCCTAACACCTTTCCAGTTAAATTATCCAAAAACTCCTTATACATGCCTTTCTTTGCATTTACTAAATGGCACTCATCAATTATTATATTTTTAAAATGCTTAAATAGTTCTGGTTTCGTTCTCACGCTTCCAATAGTAGCTAGTGTAATGCGGCTTATTTTTTTTGAATTAAAAGAAGCGGAATAAATAGAACAATCCATTATGCCATAAGATTGAAGTTTAGCAAAGTTTTGTTCTAAAATTTCTTTTGACGGTTGAAAAATAATAGTAGGATTTGATAAATTAAATGCAATTTCAGCAATGATTAAACTTTTGCCGGAACCTGTAGGTAGTACCATTATTGCATTTTTATTGCTGTCTTCCTCAAAATAATCGATTGCCGCTCTTGATGAATCAATTTGATAGTCTCGTAATTTGTATTTCATAGTTGCTAAGATATGAACGCACAGAGAAAGGTTCGAGTTAGCAACAATTCTAAACAAGCGTTTCGAATTCTCTCCCCTTAATCTGTACTATGTTTTTAAATAAAATTTCAATTGATACTTGTTTAATAAATTGTTGCTGTAAGCAAATGTAGTGAATAGTTTTTAATTATTCAAATCTTAATTCTACTCCCTGCATAACAAAGTAGAAATTCTGCCACTCGTGAACGAATTCTATTTTTGTCAGATAAGTTAAGCTTTCTGAATCCATAACATACCAATACTTATAGGCACTTTTCCATGTCAATATAAATCTTTCCAAGATATATGATTGGAAATTGGCATTAATTATTTTGGCGTTCGATTTAACCAACCATTCTTCTGTTAATTGAATAGGTTTGTGTGGTAATCCTGTAATTGCTCCACTTATTGCAGGTGCTTCAAACTCATATTCGCATTCTTTATAATCATCTGGCTTTATTGCTTCTACTCTGCATAGCCTGTTGTCTCTATCAATTAAATAATTTCCAATTCGTAAATATGTTGCTTCCATAGTTATTCAAATAAGTTAACGTTCATTTACCTCAATATTCAAAAAGCTATCAGCTATTTTATAGGCTTTTTTTATGTTTTTAAGGTTTGCTTCTTCTTGTTTAAGTTCTCCACTCTCAACTTTCCCGGCTATATATTTATACCTCTCAGGGTTTTGAAGTAATGCTATCAATATACTTTCAGCTAGTTTTTCCCTACGTAAATTTTTAACTTCACTTTCGTGGGCTTCATATCCTTTTTTAAAAGAATGCTGTGCGTATTCTCTTTGTCTTTGCAGTGCTGGGTCGCCCCACATTTCTTTTGCGTGGTTTTCTGCTAATTTTTCTTTATTCATAATATTTTAGTTATTCAAATAAGTTATAATCTCTTCAAACGCAATTAGAATAATTTTATTTGTGTGCTTCCGTCTGTAGCTAAATCCTTTTTAAAAGTATGTCGCATTTGACAAATACCTTTTTCATCCACTATTGTATTTAAAATATTGGTTGCTGTTTTATTACCACAGACATCATAATTATAAAGAAATTGAGCTGTTGCAATTGGACAAGAATCTTCTCCGTATTTACACTTAGAACACTGTTCGTCAAATATTGCCCCGTCTGATGAATTACTAAAATATGCCATAATAAATTGCTTTTCCTTTAAACACAGTGGACATTTACTGATTTGGCATTATACATAAAAAGCCTTTTCCCATCAAAATTGTATCCAGTATAAACATTAAGATCACCATTTACAATTTCCAATTTAATTTCTTTTATTGAATCTTTAGGATTGAATTTTGCTGGCTTGTCCACAATACTTAATGTTGCAGGTTGCATTGAAAATGCTTCAGTAATTGATTTGACTTTGTTTTTCATTTGTTTTATTTTAAGTGTTTAATTGGATACTTAGTTTTAATGGGAACTAAACTGGTTCAACTGAAAATGCTCTATTTGGGTACTCTCTTTCAAGTTTTACTTTTCGTTTTTCAGCAATATGCTTTTTACTAAAAACCTTTGCATGTTTTTTAATTGTTGTTCTCGAAGGATCGCTACTTCCATCTGCAATCCAGCAATCATGATTGGCCTGAACTCTTATTAAATATTTCATAGTCGTTTGTTTTAAAGGTTAATTAATTATCTCGTAATCTTTAAGTTTGATTGAATAGAAAACAGGGTAAAAATCTGGCATCCATTCAAATAAAGGTTGTTTAGATTTTAAATCTGCATGACCTGTATCGAAAACTTTTAGTACTTCATATTTAAGTCCATCTTTAAACTTTATTGTTTGTCCTTTTTCTACCATGACTTTAGTTCAAATTGTTTTAAAGTTGTGTTATTTAATCAAGTGTATTATAACAATTCCAATAAATCTGCTTTAGTAAATACACATTTGTCTCTCCTGTTCTCATAATAAAGCTTTGGTATCTGACTATTGAGTTTGTCAAAATCTATACAGTCATTTAAGGCCTTCATTATTTTAGAAGTTTCACTGTCACAATTATTCTCAGAAAATCTTTCTTCGCAAATCCTTTCACTTATCCATTCAGCATCAAACTGAACTATTGGCTCTAATTTTGAACCGTTCATCTCTAGTTTATAATCATCTGGATAAGATTCGACTTCTTCCCTTTTTATGTCGTGGTATTCTAAGTATTCAGACAATTCACTATAGAAATTACCATCATAAAATAAGTGTTCCATAACTGTTTATTTAATTTGATTTATATTAATCAAGTGTGTTAATATCTATCCAGATTCCTTCTAATTCTTTTTCGTATGCTAGATGAGCTTCATATTCGTTATCGAAATGACCTAAATGTTTTAATTTTCCATTTAGATATATCCTAGAAGTCCATTTGTTTTTGTTCTTGTTCCATGTTACTCCTGTGTATTTTGAAGAATGCTTTATATGTTTTTTGTTTGAATTTTGTCTTGGGGTAACGATTTCTAAATTGGATAAGTGGTTATTTTCCTTGTTATGATCAATATGATTGACGACGAAATTTTTACCATCTGTTTTTGTTTGTAGAAATGATTCTACCATTGATTGATGAACTTGATATCTTTTATTGTAGAGTTTAACCATAAAATATCCTTCTTTTGATAACCTTTGACTTATCATCTTTTCATTAACCTTTCTCCCAATAGAGTCTTTTCTCTTTAAAGACTTAATTCTTCCGTGATTACTTATTTTATAAGCACCTTTGTATCCCAGCATATCAATCCAATACTCATTTTCTTCAATGTAATAAATATGTACGCCTCTATCTTGATTAGTGTAATTTTTACCACATTTACTACAAGGCATCCATTTAAATCCGCTTACATTGTTAAATTTATATCCCTTATTTTTCCAATTTTCTCTAGTAACTACCCCTCCGCATAAACATCTGTATTTATATGGCTCTAATTTAATATTGCATGAATCTGACATTGTTATTTATTTTATGGTATTTACATCTATCGCTAAACCGCCCGGGATTAATTCGAATACGTCAAATTTCCATTCAAATAGTTTTTGGTATAGGGAATAATTATTTTCTATCACATTATCCATCCAAACAGGAACATCCAGAACTAAACATCCATTTTTATAATAAAATTGAACTTCATATTCTGCTTTAGTGTGAACACCATCAAAGTCATAATTATCAAATATCATGTAATAACAATCATTCTCCTTATTACAGCCAAGCTTATACCCATTGAAATTATTAAACATTTCTATCAACTCATCTGTGTATATCATTTGAAATAATTCCACCATTGGTATAAATTCTTTCCCATCGTTATAGCCTTCTACTTTTATTGGTTTGGTTAGGTCGGATAGATCGTGAAGGATTAATTGCATTGGTTTCATACAATTTGAAAATATTAAATCATTTTCATGGATAAATTCCATATTCAAATCATCATTGTTATCATCCCAGCATACACCATTCAGGGTTAGAATAGTTCTTTCCCCATATTTTATTTGATGTTTTGCAGTTATAAGTTTTACTCCATTCTTCCCCATAGGGTAATGCTGGATGTGGTTTAATTGTAGTGTTTTCATATTATTCAACTTTTAATGCAGGAAATCCAGGTTTAAATTCTCCACCATACTTTTTAGACAGCCAGAATAATCCTTTCTGAGTAACTAAAACTTTGTTAACTACAAATGATGAATGGTTTTCTCGTTCAATCTTCTTTTCACGTAGTTCGAAATAGCCTTGATTGATGTATTGTTGTTTAGGCTCGTTCCTGGAATTGAATAAAATACCATCATTCCTTAGTTTACCAAAGAATATATTCCGCCCCATGTTGGGTATTTTAAGCAGTTTTGCAGCCTGACCAATATCTACAAGGTGATTATCTTCAGAATCAATAACTCTGTCGGCAAAACTAGCCTTTGGTGCCTGAATAGCTATTAATTTATCCTTTGATTCAATATCTCTGGCTTGCTTGGCTGCAAGTTCTAATGCTTCAGCATAAGATTGTGGCACCGATAATTGAACTGATTGTCGGTATTTCTTTTCAGCATCAATAAAATACCTCCTTGCAATACGTCCTTTTTCATTGTTCTCAACCATAGAAAGTTCTTTAGCCATATCCATAGTAATTGCATACTCTTTTCTCTTTGCACGCTCCACAATTTTATGGAACGTTGTATAGTCTTGATCTTCAATAAAACCAAATTTATCTATACGGTTTTTAATCCATGTAGAAAAATCCTGTTTACTTTCAAGAAATAAATGCAAATCCCTTGCACTGGCTACCCTTGATTCTTTATGATCGTAAATCTTGATTAGATTGTCCATTAGAATTCAGTTTCGTTAAAGATTATATCCAACTCTTTCTTTCTCCAATCTCCTTTTTTCAACCTGGAGTCTAGTGTGGGTCTGCCGATATTTAACATTTTGGCAAAATCAGTCTTTGTAAAGAGCTTTCTTTTAACGCAAGATTTAACTCTCAAAGTTGCTTTTTCTTGTATATCTTCCATAACTAATATAGTTTGATAGCAAATGTAATACAAAAGTTGTACAAATCAAAATAAAGTTGGATTGATTTTAGATAGTTCAGTCTTGGCGAATCCGAACTCTTTAATATCGTTTTTGCGCTGAAGCTGTATTTTGCATCGTTCATTGCTTGTATTAACATGTTTTTGTTCAATGTCAAAGCCTATAAATAGTCGCCCTTCTTTGGCACTCATAGCGCATTCTGTTCCGCTTCCGGCAAATGGCACTACTACTAAGTCATCTTTACGGCTGCAAGTCAAAATTAAGGCTCTTGTTAGTTTCTCCGGCTTAATTGTGTCATGGTCGTAATTCCCGGAAATATTGGCTTGTTGGCTAAATTTAAGAACATCGCTTAGTTTTTTAAAATTATTAAATGGTCTTCTTTTTAAATCAAATTCTATCCTTTTTATTTCATATAGCGCAGCCAATTCGCTGTATAACATTTTATCTTTTGCAATTAAATCATACTGCAATTCTGTTATCATTTGTGGTTTTGCACTTCGTTGGCTCAATATGTTATGAGCATTTTGCTTAGCACTTGCAATATTTTTACAATTACCAATATTCAAAAGCATTTCTGCTAATTCATTTTTTGTTGTTAATGTATTTAAATATTTCTGGACTTCTTCAATAGCCATCCTTACTATATCGTGATATTCATCTTTGTGTTGGTACATTAGTATGCGTTCAGTTATTGGAGCAAACATTCTAAAATATTCAATTCCTTTATTTGTTTGGCAATCTGTTTTTTCCCATACTATGTTATTTACAAGTTCAAATATTTTATCAAAAATAATTTGTGAGTATGCTATATTTTTGGCATGTCCATACCAAAATAAAGTACCATTATCAGCAAGCACCCTTTTACATTCAATCGCCCACTTTTCAACATCTTTTAAATAGTCCTCAAATGTTTTCCATATAAAATCAAACTCTCCTTTTACTTCAAAATATGGAGGATCTGCAATTATTAATTTTGCACACTTATCAGGCAGATTATTATTTAGCCAGTTATCGCAATATATTTTATTTATTTCTCTCATTCCATACAGTCTATTAAGTAAGTATTTATTTCAGGTGTTCTCATATCAATTTCAATTCACGTAACAATAAAATTTCATTTGCCAGGCTATCTACATAATTTAGATACATTCTAGTGTACTTACCTTTAACAGTGAATACAAAATGCTCGTTATATTTAACCGGGAGCCCGAAGCCTTTATCCTGGAGAATCGATTCAAGTGATTTCTCATATCCGGCAGTCTCGAATCCGGCTTTCCTAAGTTGTTTAAATAGCTTATCTGTACAATATCTTCGTGGAATGATTTCTTTCTCGTCTACATATTTTAACTTCTTATATGAGATCATACTCTTTAATACGTTTATTCAATTCCTTCAGCATTATATTTCATTAACTTCGATAACTACATAATCAGAAGATGCTTTGCCTGATGAAATTTTAATATTTAAAATAATGTCCCACTTATCATCTTCAAAAATAATGTCCTCAATCAATTTAACCATTGCAATACAATTTGAGGCATCAAGAGGACGAGATTTAAAGCAAAACATATATTCGACCTCATATTGTTTATCCTTCTTAAATACGTGCTTAAATTGGCTCTTTACGAGAAGTTTATAATTATCCTTACTTGTCTTTCGATTAGTCCAATGTTCAGAAGCATACCATTTATTGAGACTTATTTTCGGTAAATCTCTTAATATAATCTGCATGAATTTGTTTTAAATATTCTAAATGTTCTTTTTTGTCTCCATAAAAATCGTGTTCATTCCTGGTTAATGCCATTAGATTCTCAATTTTATCTGCATTTTTAGAACCACCCATTCCTCTTGATTCTATATGGTGTACATCAACAGCAGGTTCGCCTGAAATTTCACTTACGCAATCATGCCAGCCAGAAACAGGATCATAATCAACTTCGAAGAAATCAAAGTATAATTTAGTGTGTTTTTTCATTCTATTTCAGGATAAATTGTTTCATAATCTAATTTCTAAAAGGTTTGTATAACAAAAGGTGAACATATACGCAGTTATAAATCAGTTTGCTATTTTACCAGTTCCATTGCACGTACGGCATGGGGTAATAAACTGTGTTTCCCATCCAGAACCCCAGCATGCACCGCAAACCGCACCGCCTTCGGCTTTTATAACATCGATACAACGGTTAATTTCACGCATACGTTCTTTGTAGGGAATACTTTGTTTCCAATCTTCATCACTATTCTCAATTAGTTGTCTTTTTTGTTCGGCTAATTGTACTAAATTACATTCTCTTAATTCCATTTTATTTCTTTTTAATCGGTTTAAAAACTCCACAAACACCAACCGTTATCTATTCTCCATAAGGTTTATACTTTCCATTCGGTACAAAATCACACCATTTGAAATGTGAAGTATCTGTAAAGTGGATATGATCTGACAATGAATCAATTTTGTGGACTAATGGCTTATTGATTGTTATCAATGAATCAACTTTGTGATCTAATAATTCAATTACATTGTCTCTTTGCTCCTGTTTGGTGTGATTATACCATAAAATATAAATTAACACTGCCAAAAACATGAGATTTCTTATAAATTCAAATATCGTACTTTTCATGATTTACCGTTTAGATAATCCATTGTTCTATTTTTCTTAACTGCGGTATCGTATTTAATACAATGATCTATAACAGGCCAGTATTGATCTCTAAAAAATTTATCAGACTGATACGCTCTTCTTGCTGCCTTGTATGAATAGCTGCATGTGGAATGATCCTGTCCATAAGCTCCTGCTGCCTTGGTTAATGACAATTTGAATGTTTTGTGAAGAAGAGACATGTGTAATTGTCTCGGTATTAGGAATTTTTCATCCCTTGAATTAGCACTAAGTAGTAGTTCCTTTTGGTCTACATTAGCGCAGTCACAGATTATTTCCAACAATTTCTTTATGTACTCTTCTTTTTTTTGTTCGTCCTCATCAATAGTTCTTTCGGTAATTGATTCATTCAGTGCTAATATTACTTCGGTTGCTGCATAGCGATATTTCTTTTCTAAGTAAGAAGTATCACCTTTGTGAGCCAATAATGCTTCTTTTAGGTTGTAATACCTTTGGTCAAAAACATCTAGTATGTCCCTT